AAGTTCGCGGGCGAGCAATCGTCTAACCAATCCTCCAGACAACAGCGTTCCGCGCCTGCTGTTGCCCCTGCATCCCGGAGTTCCGGAATAAATAGTGCGCGCCGAACTGTCCGGTTATCGCCGAGTCAGGTTGCTATTGCAAAGAAGCTGGGTGTACCTCTCGAAGAGTATGCCAAGTACGTAAAGGAGTAAGTCATGAGCGAAAAACTAACTATCGATCGAGCCAGCCGTTCCGCCGAAAGCCGGGACAAAGAATCTCGTCGCAAGCCATGGCGTCCACCTTCGCGCTTGGATGCACCACCTGCCCCCGAAGGATTCAAGTACCGTTGGATTCGTTCCGAAATCAACGGCACTCTCGACAACCAGAACGTGTACAGCAAGCTGCGTGAGGGATACGAACTCGTTCGCCCCGAAAATATTCCTGAGGAATACCGCGCGACACTGCCCACGATGGACGACGGCAAACATGCTGGCGTGATCTCTGTTGGTGGACTCTTGCTTGCCAAGATTCCCGACGAGACTGTTGAGGAACGGAACGCCTATTTCCGCCAGAGGGCACAGGAACAGTTGCATGCTGTGGACAACGAGATGATGCGTGAGAACGCTCACTCTTCAATGCGAATCCAGTCACCTGACCGGAGCTCGCGCACAACATTCCGTCAGCCGCAAGGCTGATAACTTCAATCCTGTAGGAGATTCAAATGGCAAACATCAACAAGCCTTTTGGTCTGCGTCCGTCGGGTAACCTCTCTGCTACCGGTGCACAAAAGCAATACGGTTACGAGATCGCCGACAACCAGGCCGGAGCCATTTTCCAGGGCGACCTCGTCGTTCTGTTTGATGGTTACATCATTAAGTACGATGCATCCACGCACACTGCCCCCACCGGCGTGTTCAACGGCTGCCAGTACAACGACCCAACTCGTGCCAACAAGCCGACTTGGAAGAACTACTACCCCGGTAGCATCAACGTCGAAATCGGCGCAATCTATTGCGAAGTTTTGGACGATCCTTCCCAGTTGTTCCTGGTTCAAGCTGATGAGGACATTGTTCAGGCCGACATCGGCAAGAACGCTGACCCAACCGCTTCTACTACTGGTAGCACAGTCAACGGCATCTCTAATGGCACTTTGGACTCGTCCACAATTGCCAAGACCCAGGCCCTGACTTTCAAGATCGTTGGCCTCTATGCTGTTCCTGACAATGAGTTGGGCAACTATGCAGTGGTCGTTGTTAAACTCAATCAACACCAGTACGGTAGCGTCGGTGTTGCAGCTGACGGAGCATAATCATGGCTATTACCCGTTCCCAACTCGTTAAAGAACTTGAGCCGGGCCTGAACGCCCTGTTCGGTATTGAGTACAAGCGCTACGAGAACGAACACGAAGAGATTTTCTCTACCGAGACATCTGATCGTGCGTTCGAAGAAGAGGTGATGTTGACTGGCTTCGGCTCCGCTCCGGTGAAGACCGAAGGTGCTGGCTTGGCATACGACACCGCTTTGGAATCGTTCACTGCTCGCTACACCCACGAAACCATCGCTATGGCGTTCGCGCTGACAGAAGAAGCCGTCGAGGACAACCTCTACGACCGTCTGTCTGCTCGTTACACCAAGGCTCTGGCTCGTTCCATGGCCAACACCAAGCAAGTTAAAGCTGCTTCCGTGTTGAACAATGGCTTCACCGGCGGTCAATACGCTGGTGGTGACGGCGTGGCTTTGATGTCTACTGCTCACCCCACTGCCTTGGGTCCTAACTTCGCGAACCGCCCCTTGGTTGCTGCTGACTTGAACGAGACATCCCTCGAGCAAGGCATCATCGACATCGCGGCGTTCACGGACGAACGTGGCCTGAAGGTTGCCTTGACAGCACGCAAGATGATCGTTCCTAAGGAACTGCAGTTCACTGCAGAGCGCCTGATGAAGAGCACTTTGCGCACTGGCACTGCTGACAACGATATCAACGCGATCAAGTCCATGGGCTTGATTCCCGAAGGTTACGCTGTCAACCACTACCTGACCGACGTGGATGCATGGTTCCTGATCACCGACGCGCCTAACGGCCTGAAGATGTTCAACCGTTCGCCCATCAAGACCGCTTTCGAAGGCGACTTCGACACCGGTAACGTGCGTTACAAGGCCCGTGAGCGTTACAGCTTCGGCTGGTCTGACCCACGTGGTATCTACGGTTCTCCTGGCGCTGCGTAAGCGGTCGGAAAACATGAAAAGGGCCCCTTGTGGGCCCTTTTCTTTTGGTGTATATTGGCCTCATTCCGGGGTTTTCCGGTGTATCTGACAGTCCCGGCTGACGACATGCAGACAGATACGCCTTATCGCATGTGAGGAAATCATCATGGCAAGCACCACGTTCAATGGCCCAGTTCGTTCGCAGAACGGTTTTCAATCTGTCACCGTCAGCCCTACCACAGGCGCTGTCACTGTTGACGCTACTTTTGGCACAGCCACCAGTGTCACTGACCTGACAACCACCAACCTGGTTTTTACTGACCAGAACCACCCCACAAAAGCTGCGATCAACGCTACTGCTACAGCGACTGCTGCACAGGTTGCCACCGGCTACATCACTTCCACTTCGGCAGCCGCCACCACCATCACTTTGCCTACAGGCACTTTGCTGGGCGCAGCCCTGGGTGCAACTCAAGGCACCGTGCTGGACCTGTACGTGGACAACACCGCTGGTGCAAACACCGTGACGATTGCTGTTGCAGTCAACGGCGTCTTGTCGTCCGCTGCCGTGGACACTGCTGGTAGTTTTGGTGACTTGACCGTCGCCTCCGGTGTAACCGGTCTGGCACGATTCACCATCATGTTCTCCAGCGCCACCGCATACGTGTTCACACGCACTGCCTAATTGATCTCGGGGGCTTCGGCCCCTGTTTTAAAGGAGATTGATTATGTTTCAGTTTGACGTACGATCGAAGCACGCCTCCGTTTCCGGTTTGATAATCGGCGGGCGCGTGCGACTAAAAGGCGCGGTAATTTTCCCGTTTACCGGTGCCACAGGGTACACCACGTTTGTGGATGACGTTTCTGCCGCGGGCACTTATGCTCGTACCACCACTACCGCTACGATCACTTCCGCAAATCACGGTCTAAAAACAGGGGACTGGGCGTACTTGGATTGGGACTTGGCAGACAATCCCTATCAGGTGACTGTCACAGGCACTGACACATTTACGGTCACTGTGGCAAACAGTGGCGCGGCAAGCGGTAACGTGACGGTATGGTACAGCGTGCTGATGCAAGCAGATGCTTCCAATGCAACCGCCTACACCATTGTTGTCCCTGCGGACGGCATCGTTGCGCGCAACGGCATTCGCGTGTTTCTCCCTGCCGACATGCACACAACCATCTTCTACGGATAAGGAGTCCATCATGGGACGAGCAGCAAAAATGGCAGACGACCAGTACCAAGGCGAAGTTCAGCCCGGTGCTCAAAAGCAGGACATGTCCAAGGGCGGTCCTAAGCAAACCGCACGCAAGGACTACCAGAAGCCCTACGCTTCTCCGTCCCCGCGTGGCGTGGGTGAAGCCCGTAACAAGCCCTGCAAGATGTACTGATCATGGCGACTTCTCCTGCTTGGCAACGCAAGGAAGGCAAGAACCCTAAAGGCGGCTTGAACGCCAAGGGCCGGGCCTCCGCAAAGGCTCAGGGCATGAACCTGAAGCCGCCTGCGCCAGCCCCCAAGAGCAAAGAAGCAAAAGGACGCAAGGCGTCCTTTTGTGCTCGGATGGAGGGCATGAAAAGCAAGCTGACAAGCGAGAAGACAGCCAAAGATCCGGACAGCCGTATTAACAAGAGCCTGCGGGCATGGAAGTGCTGAGTCATGGAGATGATGGTCTGGAACATCGTTCTCACGGCAATCGTTGCATTGCTGGGGTTCGTGATTAGGGAAAAGTTTGCCGAGCTTGGTCGCATCAGCATCTTGCTGAACAAGACTCGAGAGGAAGTGGCACGCGACCACATCACCCGCTCAGAATTTCGCGCCGATATGCAGCAATTGTTGGATCGTTTTGACAGGATCGAGCGTAAGATTGATGCCATCCGGGCGTATGACGCCGCTGGCAAGTAACAACCATGAAAGGCGGTAACGCTATGAAATCAAGCAAAGCCAAGGGCAATGTGGCAATGAAGAATGTACCTAAGGGTGGCCAGATCAGCGCTTCGGGCTCCGATGCAGCAGGCCCCACAGCCACGACCCTGACGCAAAACGTCAAGAAGTCGGTCACTGGTGACCGTGTGCAAGTTCGCGGTGTAGGTGCTGCGCGCGCCCGTTCTGCCCGAATCTACTAAGCCATGACCACTTCCGGCGTCTCCGCTTACAACCTGGACTTCGATGAGATCATCCTCGAAGCGTATGAGCGCTGCGGTCTCCAGGTTCGTGACGGCTACGACGCTCGGACAGCACAGCGATCGCTGAATTTGATGTTTGCAGAGTGGGCCAACCGTGGCCTGAATCTGTGGACGATCGAGCAGCGCCAAGTGATCCTGACGGCCAACGTGCACGAGTACGACCTGCCCGCGGACACTGTGGACGCGCTGTCCGCGGTTATCCGTACCAATGCTGGAACCTCCAACCAGCAGGACATCACGATCGACCGAATTGGCAGTGCCGAGTACCTGCATGTGCCCAACAAATACACCCCGTCGCGCCCTGCACAGTTCTACGTTCAGCGCACGGTCCCCGCCAAGCTGTTCTTGTACCCTGCTCCGGACGCCACGCAAGAATACATTTTCCGCTACTACGCCATTCGTCGCATCCAGGAGACTGGAGCATTTACGAACACGGCGGACATCTCCTTCCGCTTCTTGCCTTGCCTGATTGCAGGCCTTGCCTACTATCTGGCCATCAAGAAGGCTCCTGACAGGATTCAAATCCTCAAGCAGTACTACGAGGAAGAGTTTGCCCGGGCGGCAGCAGAAGACCGCGAGCGTTCCAGTTACTTTGCTGTGCCCACGTACAGAGAAGGATACTGATGACTGCAGGGTACGCATCAGGCAAGTTTGCGATTGCGCTGTGCGACCAGTGTGGGCAGCGGTTCAAGCTCAATTCCTTAAAGAAGGAGTGGACGGGGTTTAAGGTCTGCGATGAGTGCTACGAACCCAAGCACCCGCAGCTCGAGCCTAAGCGCAACATCAACGAGCCCCAGGCGCTGAATCAGCCCCGTCCTGAGGCTCGGATGGGCGTCACAGTGTATGTGGGCTTCACGGCGGACACGTCCTTTGCTAGTATCGGTATGCAGCCGATGCCTCCTTCAAGACAGCTGGTGGCAGGTACCTCGCTGGGAACAATCAGAACGAGCATCACATGAACTACGCCGCCCTAAGCGACGCCATCCAGGCGTACACCAACAACACCGACGTCGACTTTATTGCCGAGATACCGGTGTTCGTGCGTCAGGCAGAGCAGCGCATCTACAACACGGTGCAGATTGCCAACTTGCGCAAGAACGTGACAGGGGCGCTGACGGCGGGCAACAAGTATTTGGCCTGCCCTGACGACTTTCTTTCGGCATATTCTTTGGCCATTTACGCACAGGCAAGCACGACCGCTACCGGTAGCTCAGGAGCGTTCACCATCATCGTTGCAAGCACGGCAGGGATGGTTCTGGGCATGTACGCCACCGGGACAGGAATTGCCACCGGGGCACAGGTCGCACTGATCGTAGGAACTACTGTCACGCTGTCTTTGGCCAACACAGGGGCCGTGTCAGGCGCTGTGGGCTTTCAGGGGGACTACACGTACCTTTTAAACAGAGACGTTAATTTTATCCGCGAGGTGTACCCCAACCCCGGGTTCCAGTCACGTCCGAAGTACTATGCCATTTTTGGGCCGACCACGAATGATGAGAACGAGCTTACCTTCATCGTGGGGCCAACACCTGACTTGGGCTACAAGGCCGAGCTGCACTTCTACTACTACCCCGAATCAATCGTTACCGCAGGCACTTCGTGGCTGGGGGACAACTTTGACAGCACCCTTCTGTACGGCTCTCTTGTCGAGGCATACACCTGGATGAAGGGCGAGCAGGACATGATGGCTGTCTACGACACCAAGTTCAAGGAAGCTGTCTTGCTGCTCAAGAACTTGGGCGATGGCAAACAACGCGGCGATGCTTACCTGGATGGTCAGGTCAAGGTCCCAGTGAGGTAATCAATGATCACAGCAGGCCTCACCAATACCTTCAAGGAACAGCTCCTCCTGGGTGTGCACGACTTCAGCACAGACGTGCTAAAAATTGCGCTGTACACCGCCGATGCAGAGCTGGGCCCGCTCACGCCTGAGTACACCTCCAGCAACGAAGTGGTGGGCACGGCGTACACCGCTACGGGCGAGATACTGACAGGTGTCACCGTGTCGTTGTCAGAAAGCCTGGGCATTGCCTTTGTCTCGTTCAACAATCCGACCTGGAATGCGGCGACGTTTACCACCCGTGGGGCATTGATCTACAACTCGACCAAAGCAGGCAAGTCAATCGCTGTCCTCAACTTTGGCTTGAACCAGACGGTGCTAAGCCAGCAGTTCCAAATCCAGTTGCCTACGAATGACGCGGAAAGCGCGCTCATTCGCGTCAATTAAAGCAGGAAGAAGGTAATGGCCATCTTTCAAACTGCGACCACATCGTTCAAAGTAGAGCTGCCGCAAGGCATCCACAACTTTGGACCTGTTTCCCCAGACACGTACAAAGTTGCCCTGTACACCTCTGCCGCGTCGATTGGCGAGGCCACTTCGGCCTATACGACAGCAGGTGAGGTCGTGGGCGCAGGCTATATCGCAGGAGGCAATACGCTCACCGTGAGTGTTTCCCCGACGACCGGGAACAACCTGAGCGGCGTGCCTACTGCCTTTTGGTCTTTTGCCAATACGTCGTGGGTTAGTTCGACCTTTACTGCACGCGGTGCACTGATCTACAATTTGTCCAAAGGCAACAAGTCTGTTGCGGTGCTGGATTTTGGCTCGGACAAAACCGTGAACAACGACACCTTCCAGATCATTTTCCCAACCCCCGATGCCAACAGCGCCATTGTGCGTATTTCGTAAGGACCCATCATGAGCACCGAACAAAGCAAAGCCCAGGACGTTGTAACAGCCTCGTCAATCATGCGCCCCACCGGAGCCGACAGTGCTCGTGCTGGTGGCGTTTACTCCGTGGAATGCCGCGATGCTGCTGGCAACCTGAAGTGGTCCGATACGTTCCACAACTTGGTGGTCAATCAAGGCTTGCAGGACATGAACTCCAAGTACTTCTCTGGCTCTGGTTACACGGCAGCTTGGTTCTTGGGTCTGGTTACCGGCCCCGGCTCTGGCACTACCTTTGCCGCAGCCGACACGCTGGCTTCCAAGGCATGGACTGAGAACACCAACTACACAGGCAACCGCAAGGCTGTGACGTTCGGTACGGCCACAACAGCCGACCCATCGGTAATCACCAACTCCGCTTCGCCTTCGACGTTTACCATGAACGCCAATGCTCAGACCATCGCTGGTGCGTTTCTGTGCAGCGTGGACTCTGGCACTTCGGGCATCTTGTTCTCTGCAGGTGACTTCACTGGCGGCGACAAGATCGTGGACAGCGGCGACACCCTGAGCGTTACCTATCAGTTCTCGCTCGACGCAGCCTGATAAGGTCGTGCGGTGTTCGGTGATGTCACTTTTGCTCAAGCCCCCTTTGCTTCTCTAGGAGGCAAAGTGGTGTTCGCCGATCTGGCGGACTCAGCAACAGCAGCAGACTCGTCGGATGCCCTTAGCGTTCGCGGCGGGCTTTTAGATGAAGCGGCAGCAGCCGCAGAAACACAGGCGGTTATTGCCGCCCTGCTGGCAACGCAGAGTGAAACATCAACGGGTACTGAGACGGTAGTAGCACGGGCCGATGTGCTCTCAAGTATTTCGGAGTCCGCCATAGCTCTTGATGCCCCAAGCGCCTTGTCGGCGGTGTTTGCCGCAATAGCCGAAGGCGCATCTTCCAGTGATGTGGTTTCTGCCCTGATAGCAGCAATTGCGTCCATCAGTGAAACGGCGTTTGTTTTCTCCGAAGAATTTGCCGGGGCCACAATTTACAACGCTGCAATCTCTGAGACCGCGACAGCCACTGACGCACCCTCCGCCGCTGCTAGTTTTTTGGCGGCTCTTGCGGAGCAGGCAAATGCTACAGCAGTGTTCTCCAGCCAATTGGCGGCTCTTGCGGCAATCTCCGAAGCGGCTCAAGGTAATGATGCGGCTACCGCCTCTTCCGCTGTACTTGCCGCAATTGCAGAACTTGCAACCGCTTCGGATGCTGTGGATGCTGCCCGTGGATTCTTTGTGACGGTTGCTGAGTCTGCTACGGCAACTGACGCACAGACTGCGCAGGTTCAGGTCATTGGTGTCATGTCGGAGAGTGCTACCGCCGCTGACCTTTTGTCTGTAATTCGCACTGCCAACGTCCCTGTGACTGGCGTGCAACTCTTTATCTCTATCGGCGGGGCGCTGGTCTGGGCTGTTGTGGATGACACCCAGAACCCGAACTGGCAAAATGTCGATAACGCACAGGTTACAAACTGGCAGGTCGTCAATGACACGCAAAACCCCGGTTGGAACAACCTGCCGTCGTAAGGATCAAAAATGGCTTTAGTACTCAAAGACCGGGTTAAGGAAACCACCACCACGACAGGCACGGGCACAGTAACACTGGCCGGTGCGGCTGCGGGCTTTCAGTCTTTTTCCGTCGTGGGTGACAGCAACACCACGTATTACGCCATCGTTGACAACACCACGGGGGACTGGGAAGTTGGCATTGGTACATACACCACCTCGGGCACCACGCTGTCCCGCACCACGATTTTGTCTTCCAGTACTGGCGGCGCGGCGGTTTCGTTTGCTGCAGGCAGCAAGGACGTGTTCTGTACCTACCCGTCAAGCAAGTCGGTCTACTTGGACGCCGCTGGCATTGTGGCGCAGTTATCGTTTGGGGCCATCACAGCCACTTCCGCTGCGCTGACGACGGGCACAGTCTCCACTACACCTTCAGCGGCAACTGACATCGTCAACAAGACCTACGTGGACACGTTGGTAGCAAGCGGCATTCACTTCCATGAGCCTGTCCGAGTTGAGTCTCCAATCAACCTGAATGCAACGTACAACAACGGCACGTCTGGGGTTGGAGCCACACTGACAAATGCAGGCACGCAGGCTGCCTTGGTGATCGACGGCATCACGATGGTGGTGGCCGACCGTGTGCTGGTGTACGAGCAGACCAACCAAACGCAAAACGGCGTGTATGTCGTTACCAGCATTGGCTCTGGCTCGACCAACTGGGTCTTGACCCGTTCAGATGATGCTGACACCTTTGGGTTTGCTGGCCCTGACACACTGAGCGAAGGCTCAACCTTTTTCGTTCAAGAAGGCACAACAGGCGCGGGCGAGACATATACCTGCAACACCGTCGGAACGATTACGTTTGGCACAACCAACATCACGTTTGCACAAGTCTCTTCTGCGCAGATTTACAGTGCGGGCACCGGCCTGACGCTTTCGGGCACTCAGTTCAGCATCACCAACACCGGCACTGCGGGCACATACGGCTCGGCCTCACAGGTTCCGGTGTTTGTCACGAACGCGCAGGGGCAAGTCACAAGCGTTACCAACACGGCCATTGCCATCAACGGCTCCGCTGTGTCGGGCAACATCACAGGCCAAGCTGGTTCTGTGGCCAACGCACTAACTGCGGGCACTTTCCTGACCAGCGGCGGCACGTACAACGGCTCTGCTGCTCGTACGTTTGCTGTGGACGCCACAGATGCCAACACCGCCTCCAAGGTCGTAGCGCGGGATGCCTCGGGCAACTTCTCTGCGGGCACCATTACAGCGGCTCTTTCCGGCAATGCTACTTCGGCTACCAACGTGGCGGGCGGCGCGGCCAACCGTATCGTGTACAACACCGGCGCTGCAACCACTGCGTTTATTGTGGCCCCGTCAGCCTCTGGGCAGGTTTTGAGCTGGAACGGCTCTGCGTTTGCTTACGTGGCAGGCACGATCTCTGGTGTGGCTTTGGGCTCCAACCTGAACAGCTTGACCGCAGGTACATACCTGACCGGCACGGCCTACAACGGCTCTGGTGCACAGACATGGACCGTGGACGCCACGACCACAAACACCGCCTCCAAAGTGGTGGCACGAGATGCCTCCGGTAACTTTGCTGCGGGCACAATCACCGCCGCCTTAAACGGGAACGCCACAACATCTAGCTCGACTTCAGGCAATGCCGCTACAGCCACGGCTTTGCAGACAGGACGAACCATTGCAATCACTGGCGATTTGGCGTACACAAGCCCATCGTTCAACGGTTCGGGTAACGTAACAGCAGCAGGCACTCTGGCGACCGTCAACTCAAACGTCGGGTCTTTTACAAACGCAAGCGTCACGGTAAACGGTAAGGGTCTTGTTACTGCGGTGTCCAGCGGAACTGCTCCCGTTACTTCTGTTTCTGGCACATCTCCCGTAGTTTCAAGCGGCGGCGCAACTCCAGCGATCAGCCTTGCATCGGGGTACGGCGACACACAGAACCCCTACGCTTCCAAAACAGCCAACTTTGTATTGGCTGCGCCAAACGGCACAGCAGGCGTTCCCACATTCCGGGCTGTTGTTGCTGCGGACATTCCCACGCTGAATCAAAACACCACAGGTAACGCTGCGACAGCCACCACCGCCACCAACCAATCGGGCGGGACTGTCAACGCTACTACCATTGTTGCCTCCACCAGTATCTATCCTGCCGCAGACAATACGGGCGTAATAGGAGATGCCGCAAACACATGGTCAAACGGCCAGTTCACCAACTTGACGGTGGACAGCACGTTGAATGTGCGCTCCGCCATTGATTTGGCTGACAGTGACATACTTCGCTTTGGCACCAGTGACGATACGCAGTTCTTCTACGACGGAACGAACAACACGATGGAGATGGAACTTGAGGCAGCGGCGGTCAGCTTCATCATCACAGACAACGGAACAACCCGGTTCACGTTCACAAAAACAACGGGCGATTTAGCGGCGACATCTTTTACAGGGGCTTTGAACGGAAACGCAACCACCGCTACAACAGCCACCACGGCCAACGCCTTGGCAACAGGCAACAACTACCAAGTCAACTCTCTGGGCGTGGGCGTAGCAGCATCGGGCACTGCGGGCGAAATCCGCGCCACCAACAACGTCATAGCGTTCTTCTCCTCTGACATCAAGTTCAAAGAAAATGTGCGGGACATCCCCAACGCAGCGGCTACCGCCAAAGCGATTGGCGGCAAGTTGTTTGACTGGACAGACGCATACATCGCAGACCACGGCGGACCGGACGATTATTTCGTTCAGAAACAGGACTTTGGTGTCATTGCTCAGGACGTTCAAAAGGTGTTCCCGATTGCAGTCCGCACTCGACCCGATGGCTCTCTCGCGGTAGACTACGAAAAACTCAGCGCATTGGCTCTGGCCGCATTGTCGGAACTGACCAAGCGTGTAGAAGCCCTTGAGGCAAAAGGATAAGTCATGGCTGTAACCAATTTCTCGCCGCTGCTCGGACTGGCTCTGCCAACCACGGGCGACCTGTCCGGCACATGGGGCACGACGGTCAACGACTCGATCACGCAGTTGATTGACTCTGCGGTAGCTGGCACTACTACGTTGTCTGCTGACACTGATGTCACTTTGAGCACGACCAACGGCGCGGCCAACCAGGCACGTAATGCAGTGCTGCGCTGCACAGGTGCTCGGACCACACTGAAAACAATCACTGCTCCCGCGCAGTCCAAAGCCTATATTGTTATCAACGATACCACTGGTGGGTTTGGCGTCAAGGTAGTCGGCGCTGGCCCAACAACAGGCGTGACGATTGCCAACGGTGAAAAAGCCCTGATTGCGTGGAACGGCTCTGACTTTGTAATAGTTTCATCTAGCGTAATTGACTTGACTACCGAGGTTACCGGCGTACTGCCAGTGGCCAACGGCGGCACAGGAAATACCACCGCTCAAGCAGAGATGAACCGTGTTGCACAGGCGGTCACGTCAGGTCAGTATTTACGGGGCAACGGCACAAACGTAGTCATGTCGGCTATCCAAGTTGCAGACGTTCCAACGCTAAACCAAAACACCACCGGCACTGCGGCGAACGTCACAGGCGTAGTAGCTGTCGTAAACGGCGGTACAGGCGTCACAACCTCAACAGGGACAGGCTCTACAGTTCTTTCCGCAAGCCCCGCCTTGACTGGTATCCCAACTGTTCCAACTGCATCTAATGGAACCAACACAACCCAAGCAGCCAGCACAGCGTTTGTAATCAACTCAATCGGGGCAATTACTGCGGGCGTATCTACGTTTAGTGCGGGAACAACTGGACTGACGCCTTCCACGGCCACTAACGGCGCGGTTACTCTTGCAGGAACACTTGGCACTGCTAACGGCGGTACTGGTAATGCAAACGGCACAGTGGCAAAATTGGCGACTACCAACTTTTCGGTCGAAGAATCTGGCGGCGTATTGGTGTTTAAATACGGCGCAACCACGATTGCCAGCATGACAAGTGCCGGTGTATTTACAACACTGAGCGACATCACCGGCAACGGAACACCATAAGGAGTCTTTTAAATGCCAACCTCACTTGTATCAACGGGCGTACAATTTCCCGATAACTCAATTCAGACTGTGGCGTTACCCGCACCCAGTACCGCAGGTAACGTCTTGACATCCAACGGCACGACTTGGACAAGCGCTGCTGCGGGGGGTGGTGGCGCACAAGCATTTGTTACCCAAGCAACCGGCAGCAACCAACCTCCCGGCACTTTCAACCCTTCCGATTCTTTTGCTCTCATTTAAGGAGAAAACATGACAACCTCGGCTCAGTATGCCTCGATCCCCAAAGTAGGGTCGGCGCTTTTAACCACAGCGGACACATCGCTGACAGCACCATCAACCGTGGGTACAGTGTTCACCGCTGGCTCTTCCGGCTCTCGCATTGACTACATTGCCATTCAAGGTGTGGCAACCACAATTGCGGGCCTGATCAACTTGTTCATTTATGACGGAACAACCTACTTTTTGTGGCAGCAAATCCCGGTTCAGGCAGTTACATCCAGCACTACTGCCCCGGCGTTTACTGCGATTCTGTCAAGTAATTCAAATGCAAACATCATGCCGCTGAATATCCCAACGGGATATTCTTTGCGTGCAACCACAACAACCGCGCAAACAGGTGTTCGCGTGATCGCTTACGGAGGTGACTTCTAATGAACAAAGGTATGTACGGGCTTGGTTTGCCGCCCAATATGGCAACTCGCGTAGCCCCTCCAGAGTGGAGGTCGTGCAAAACTTTTCTCACGAACGGAACTTTTTCAAACGAAACAGTCCCGCTCAATGTTTTTCAAATGAAAGTTTGTGTTTTTGGAAGTGGTGGTAACGGTGCATCAGGTAGCAACGGCGGCGGTGGTGGTGGCGGTTATGCGGAAGCAATTATTGATGTGATTCCCGGTCAATTGTTGCCAACCATTACCGTAGGCAACAACCCAGCCGGTACCTCATCCTTCGGCACGCTTCTCACTGCTACAGGTGGGGCTAACGGTAGTGGAAGTACTGGTGGAGCAGGCGGTACCGGAACGGCTGCGAATGCACTGCGTGGCGCTTTTACAGCATCAGGTGGGGCGGGCGGGACAGGCAGTTCACAACCAGCCGGGGGCGGTGGAGCAGGCAGTTCCTATGGTAACGGTGGCGCAGGCGGCGGTAACACATCCAGCACCGCCTCGGGCGCGGGTGGGGGCGGATTTTTGGGGGCAGGTGGAAATTGTGCTGATTCTTCTGCCGCTGGAGCGGGAGGTGGCGGTCTTGGCGGTCAGGGCGGCTCTTTGACTTCAAGCGCAACTTTTTGTGGTGGTGGCGCGGGCAGCGCGTCGGGGGGTGTTGGAAGTTCCGTAAGTAGCAGTAATGGCGCAGGGGGGTCGGGCGGTGGACCGGGCGGCGGAATGGGCGGGTGCGCTGCGGGTGGCGGGACTTTCTTGTTTAGCGCCACTTCTGGAAGCAGCGGTTCGTTAAACAATTCTTTTATTGACTATGCAAACCAAAGATTGTGCGGTGGCGGCGGTGGCGGCGGTACTAACTCCACTAACGGAGGAGGAGGCGCGGCTGGTGCAGGCGGTGGGGGTAGTCGATCTACGCCCGGAGGCAGTGGCGGATTTGGGGGAGGTGGCGGCGGTTCAAATACCGAGGCTGGTGGTAACGGTGGGTTCGGCGGTGGTGGTGGCGGCACGACTGGCTCGGGTGGAAAATTAGGCGGGAACGGCGGTGGCGGCGGAGGAGGCACGTCTGGTGTGGGCGCTGGCGGAAAAGGCGCAGTAATTCTGTTCTGGACTGAGGGGTATTAATATGAAATACGCATGGATTGAAAACGGCAAAGTGCGCGATGTCTGCCACGGCATTCCTGATGAGTGCTACCACCCAGACATCGCGGTGTTCTACAGCACAGAAGTGCCAGATGATGCGACCAATGGTGACGGCTGGGTTAATGGCCAACTGGTCAAACCAGAGCCTGCGCCACCTGCACTACCTGCACCACGCACATGGACCGCTGAAAACATTCGCGCTGGTCTGACTCTTTCCGAGCGGGTCAAGTGGGACAACGACAGTGCGCCCGAGGCCGTGACCGCGAAGCAAGAGATGGCATCCGCGCAAGAGCTTGAGCACACCACTGAGGTGCTGCAAATGCTTGTCGATGCGGCTGTGATCTCACAAGCCTCGATGGACAAGGTTTTGGCCTAATCCGCCTAAACAGCCATGAAAGACTGGGCCGTTAGCTTTATCGCTGCGGCCCTTTTGATTGGGCTCGTCATCTGGTGCGCCTACATTGTCATCCCGTTGTTTAGGTGATAGGTATGTTGGCAGAGATTGCAGCGGCGAATGCGGCCTTCGCAGTAATAAAGGGCGCACTGGCAAACGGCAAGGAGCTGCATCAACTCGGCTCACGGGTCTTTGACTACTTTGACAACAAAGCCAAGATTCAGGAGTCAGCCACCAAGAAGGGCGGCGGGTCAGACCTTGAGGAGTTCATGGCGCTTGAGCAACTCAAGCAGCAAGAAGAGGAGCTGCGCGAGCGCATGGTCTACGCTGGCCGTCCGGGCATGTGGAATGACTGGGTAAAGTTTCAAGCGGCAGCGGCGCGTAAGCGCAGGGAGGCCAAGGAAGCAGCCGCCAAAGAAGCCAAAAGGCGGCAGCAAGAGCTTGAAGACCTAGCAGAGTACATTGCCATCGGCTTGGCCGTAATCGTGCTTGCTGGCCTTCTGGTTGGCGGCTTCATCATATACATGAATCACCTGAGATGAGCGACAAACCAGCGTCCGTTGTTGATAGGGTGTTGACCTACGTAGACAGCCCGTTTAAGCTGTTCGCCATCCTTGTCATGGGCGTGGTGGCTTTCGCCGGTTACTTCCTCTGGCAGAACCAAGAGTTCATGCGCGATGCCTACAAGGAGTCCAAGAAGCTGCCGGAGATCAACACCTCAAGGGCTGATGACGCAAGCTCCATGCTGCTCAAGAAGACGGGAGCTACGGTGGTGGCGGTATTCAAGGTCAACCCTTTGTTCAACAGCCGGGTGCTGTACCGGGCCTACACGAAGGACGGCAGGGACAAAGCTATTGAAGACATCGACGTAGGGCTTTTTAGCCAGAACTCGGCCAACAATGCCGATGTGGTCAGGCTGATGACCAACGAGATTCCTTGTGGGGAGTACCGCTACGCGCAGTCTGAGGTTGGGCTGTGGTACTTGGAGAAAGGTGTGGGATACACCTGCCGGGTGAGCGTGCCCCCCGATAGCCACAGGTTTGTCGGACAAGTCACGGTGGGCTGGGCACAGCAGCCTGCGGACATCGAGCAAGTAAAATTTATGCTGGAAATTGCCAGTGCCATGCTAACCAAAAGGGGACATTAATGCTTTCACTATTTTCAACACTTGGGGGTCTGCTGATCTCCGGCCTGCCCAAGCTGCTGGAGTACTTCCAGAATAAAGCCGACCAGAAACATGAGCTGGCTTTGGCTGCTGTTCAAACGGAGCGTGAACTGGCGTTGGCTGCTGCTGGATTTGCCGCTCAAGCTAAGGTCGAGGAAATCCGCACCGAGCAGGTGGCAATGGAGACCGATGCACGGATGACCGAAGCAGCGCTGGCACACGATGCCAAGGTGCTTGAGAAGGCCAGCAGGTGGGTGTCCAACTATGTGGGCACTGTGCGCCCCACAGTCACCTACATTTTTGTCTTTGAGCTGGTGGCAATCAACGCCTTCATGGCTTGGTATCTGTACCAGCACCCGGGCTTGGTCACCAGTGTTGATGACGTAATTCGTTACTCTGATCTGATCTTCTCCAGCGACGAGATGGCTATGCTGGGCGGCATCATCGGGTTCTGGTTTGGTAGCCGCCAGTGGAGCAAGAAGTGAAGCTGTCCAAGGCCGGGGAAGACTTGATGCACAAGTACGAGGGCTTTCGCTCTCGACCCTACCTTTGCCCAGCGCACATCTGGACCATTGGCTACGGCCACGTCCTGTACCAAGAACAGATCAGGCTTCCCGTGGTGCGGGTAGAGGGCAAAGAGATGCCCATGATCCGCAAAGAGTACCCACTGAAACCGGAGGACAACCGTGTCTGGACGAAAACGGAGATCGACGAACTATTCCGCACTGATGTCGGAACTTTTGAACGGGGTGTTCTTCGTCTTGTGCCCGGCGTGGTTGGGCGTCAAGGCTCTTTCGACGCTCTTGTCTCTATTTCCTACAATTTTGGACTAGGCAATCTCCAGCGCAGTACCATCCGCATGCGTGCCAACCGGGGTGACTGGGATAGCGCAGCAGAGGCATTCCGTGTTTGGAACAAGGGGGGTGGCAAAATCCTGCCCGGCCTTGTCAAGCGCCGCGAAGCTGAGATTGCGCTGTTCCTGAGTTAAGTGCGAAAATATCGCAACGCTGAGGTAACCCATGCCACTTTCCAAGATACTGTTCAAACCGGGTGTCAACAAAGAAAACACACGCTACACGACCGAAGGCGGTTGGTACGAGTGCGACAAGATCCGTTTTCGCCAAGGCACGCCAGAGAAAATTGGAGGCTGGGTTCAGTACTCTTCAAACACCTTTACAGGCATCTGCCGTTCGCTGTGGAATTGGGTTACCCTGGATAACGCCGATCTGTTGGGCGTGGGCACCAACCTCAAGTACTACGTCAACCGGGGCGGGTTTTTCTACGACATCACACCCATCCGCAGCACGGTCACATTGACCAACCCTTTCAGCGTAGCAGCCGCTGGAACTTCCACGGTCAACGTGCTTGATGTCGATCACGGATGTGCCAATGAAAGCACGGTCACGTTCAGCGGTGCGGGGATCACGGGCCTTGGCGGAAACATTACCGCTGCCAAACTAACAGGCAGTTTCCAGATCGCTTTAGTCGATGACGACAACTACACCATCACCGTTGACGCGGTAAGCAATGCCACAGACGTCTCCGGCTCCCCCGGCGGCGGCACGGTGGTCACGCAGTACCAAGTCAACGCGGGCCCGTCTTTCCAAATCCCATTTAACGGATGGGGCGCAGGTCCTTGGGGCCTCGGCACTTGGGGCAATGGCTTGGCTGATACCAACGCTTTGCAGCTGTGGAATGCCAAGAACTTTGGCCAGGATTTGATCTACGGCGCGCGGGGCCAGGGCGTGTACTACTGGAACGCGAACAAGGAATTGACGCCGATCCAGGTCACCATCTCAATTGCCGCTCCCGGCGTAATTTCCCTGCCTGCGGGATTTAATTTTCCTGACGGCACGTTGATCCAGTTCGAGTCCAGCGGGGCCTTGCCCACGGGCCTTGCTGTTGGCGTCACCTACTTTGTCCGCGACTCTGTGGGCACAAACTTCAGTGTGGCTGCCACGATCAGCGGCGCGGCCATCACCACCAGTGGAACCCAGTCCGGCCTGCAGTTTATCTCGCAACGCGGCGTCAACATTTATGGTGTCGAAGACCCTAATGCCCCGATCGTGCACAACTACCTGTTGGTGTCCGATTCGCGGTTCGTGATCCTGTTTGGAACAAATGAGTTTCAGAGCACGGTCCTCGATCCGCTACTCATTCGTTGGAGCGATCAGGAGAGCCCCTTTGTTTGGGAGCCGCTGGCCACGAACCAAGCAGGTAGCCTGCGTTTGTCGCTGGGCTCAGAGATCGTCACCGCTGTTCAGACACGACAGGAAATCGTGGTTATCACCGATCAGGCTGTGTACTCTATGCAGTACCTCGGACCGCCGTTCGTTTGGGGCGCTCAGCCGTTGGGCGACAACATTTCCATCATGGGCCCCAATGCTGCGATACTGGCATCAGGCGTCGTGTATTGGATGGGCGTGGACAAGTTCTACATCTACGACGGTCGCGTGCAGACATTGAATTGCGATTTGCGTCGGCACGTGTTCAACGACTTGAACATTTCACAAAACCAACAGGTGTTTGCGGGAACCAACGAGGGCTTCAACGAGGTCTGGTGGTTCTACTGTTCTAAAGACAGTCTGGTCGTCGACAAGTACGTCATCTACAACTATGCGGAAAATGCTTGGTACTACGGCACGATGGCACGAACCGCGTGGCTTGATACGGGCCTTCTGAGAAGCCCGATCGCAGCCACGTACGGCTACAGGGTCGTGTCGCACGAAGTGGGCGTGGACGACAACGAAACGGGGACCCCGGCTCCAATTGCAGCCTATATTTCCTCGTCAGAGTTTGACATTGAAGACGGGCACAACGTGGCCCAGGTGTGGCGCATGCTGCCCGACCTGACCTTTGAGGGTTCGACAGAGGGCTCGTCTCCTGAACTCACGATGACGCTGTATGGCCTGACCAACTCCGGTTCAGGCGTCACAAGCGGCAAGAGCCGGGACGTGGTCAAGGGTTCTTCCTACGTCATCACTGAAGAGTTCACCGGGCAGATTTACACCCGCGTGCGCGGTCGACAGATGATCCTGAAAGGCGAGTCCACCAAACTGGGCACGACATGGCAGCTTGGCGCGCCGCGTTTGGACATCCGTAAAGACGGGAGACGTTGATGGCCGTCGCCAGAAACGAGCAGCTTGCATCGGTTGCAAACCCCAACCTGCCTTTGGCGGAAGAGGGCTACTCACGGTATTACCAGGACCAGCTCAACAACATTTTGCGCCTGTACTTCAACCGCCTCAACGGCAGCGTCAACAACCTGATCGGGCCCAACGGCGGGCAGTACATTGACTGTCCAAACGGGCTTTTCTTCAGCACTACTGACCAGCCCATCGTGGCGGCGAACGTCGGCCAGCCTATCGACTTTCCGCTTGAGTACCTGAACAACGCGGTGTTCGTGAACTCTGGCACGGACAGCCGGATATATGTCGGGATTGGCGGCGTGTACAACTTTCAGTTCTCCGGACAGTTGCGAAGTAAGTCCTCCAGCGCCAAGCAGGTGTACATCTGGATTGCCCGAAACGGCACAGACATCGGCTACTCCACTCACCAATACACGGTCTCCGGCAACAACGTGCACCTGAACATTTCGTGGAACTTCAACATCGATTTGGCAGTGAACGAGTATGTCGAGTTGCGGTGGGCATCGGACGATACGGACATGACGTTGGAAGCTGTTGCACCGACCGCTCCGCATCCCGGGATGCCTTCTGCGGTGATAGCGGTGAACTTCATCGCACCGCTGCCCAGCCCTAGACCGGTAGCCCCCTAACATGATACGATTTCAACACTTTTACCTGCCTGCCACGGCGTAAGGAAGATACTATGGAAAACCCACAAATGGGCATGCCTGCCGAGATGGCACCACAGGGCCCAAATCCTGAAGAAATGGCGATCTATGAACAGATGCGCCAGCAGATTTCTCCTCAGGAATTTTCCAACGAGATGCTGGCAGGCGCTTCCCAGGTTGATCCCCAGGCCGTGGCCGAGTTCACAGAAGAACTCCGAGGCCTGGATGTTTCTCCCGAGGAGCTCGATGCCCTGAACGATCTGGTCGATCAGATTCTGGCCAACCCAGAGCAGTATGACCAGTTGCGTCAGCAGTTCCTGGCCCAGGGCATGCCCGACGACATCCTGCCTGAGCAGTTTGACCCCTACTTCTTTGCTGCCCTGAACATGGCAGTGGACCAGATGATTGCCGCCCCCACGGGCGTTCAGGCATTTGCTCAAGGCGGCATCGCGGAGCTGAAACCCATTGCCAAGGCGATCGCCAGCTACGGTCGCAATGGCGACACCATGCTGGCTCACATCACCCCAGCCGAAGCCCGGATGCTCAAGCGCCGCGGCGGCTCGGGCACGATCAACCCCGCCACAGGCCTGCCAGAGTTCTTCTTGAAGAAGGCTTTCAAGTCCATTGGCAAGGCGGTCAAGAAGTTTGCCAGCAGCACCGTGGGCCGTCTTGTAACGACCGTGGCCCTGGGCTTTTTCCTCGGCCCAGCGGCAGCCAGCTTCTTGGGCGCAAGCTCCGTTGCAGGCGTGGCCGCGGTCAGCGGTTTTGTAGGCTCTGCGGGCTCCACGCTTTTGGCGGGCGGGAACCTGAAGGATGCCCTTAGGGCGGGGGCCGTCGGCGGGATTACCGCAGGTGCTGGCGCAGGGCTTATGGGCGGAGCAGACGCCTTTGCTTCCGGCAGCGCTTCAACCGCAGGCCTTACCCCTGGCCAAGCGTTCCAGGGGCAAATAGACAAATTTACCGGGGCGTTTACCCCTGGTGCATCCGTGCAGGCCCCGGTTCCTGAAGCAGGGGCTCCCACTGCAGGCCTTGGCTCAAACCAGATGCCTGTGCCCGATGCAGCGCCGTACAGCGAACTGAAGATGACCGGGGCTCCGGTAAAACCGTTCCCAGAGTTCTTTGGGGATCAGGCCTCTGCCGCTGCAGGGGCTCCAGCTCCTGCAGGCAGCGCATTTGATGCTACCGCCTCACAGGGCAGCTTGGCCAAGCCCCTCGGAGGCACTCAGCCTGGGATGTTTGACTCCGCCAAAAAGTTTGTCAGCGAAAATATCTCTCCCTCCGGCATCAAGGAGGCCGCGACCCCTGCTGCCCAAGAGGCGGGATCAAAGGCGGTATCGGACCTGTTGGCGCGTGTCCCAACTGCCACTCCAGCTATGCAGGAAGCCGCGTACCAGACCGCATTTAAGTCCGTGATGCCCGGTGTTTTGGGCACGTATGGCCCCGCCGTGGGAGCAGGTCTAGGCATCATGGGCTTGGCCGGAGGCTTTGAGTCCAAGCCTGTCCAAGGCGGACCTATCACCCAATCCTTGATGAAACCCGTTACCCAGCGCATCCGCGAGGGCGGTACGCAGCGCCAGATGTATATGCAGGGCCTGCCGGGCGTCGTATACGACGAATTCGGCGCACCGGTCTTTGGCCAAAGCACGCGCCTGCCTACCTACGACGTCCCTGACTACGACTACGGTGGCTTCAACATGTCCGGTGCGGCGACAGGGGGCCAGGGCGGCATGAGCCTGCCTCCGGTATACAACACGCCTTCGGGCTCAATCGGCAGCCGTCAAGTGGCTCAGCCCTACAACACCTCGTCCATGTACACCAACCTGATGGGCCCACAGCGGTACGCAGGGGGCGGAGACGTTCAGCACTATGCCGAGGGCGGAGTAGCAGAGACCACTGACATTTTTAAAAGAGTACTGGGCCGAGACCCTACGTCCGCGGAATTTGCTAAATGGCAAGACACATTTAAAGACGGCATGGACGTCAAGAAATGGACTGCGTTTACAGAAGACCCAACCATTGCTGAGGAGCAAAAGGCATACAACGTAAGAACCTCAGAGTCCAGAGCAGCAACACTGGCCAAGCAGGAGGCTGCGCGGAACAAGGTTGCCCAAGAAAAAGCCATGCGCCGGGCCGCGGGCAGCGGGAATATGTACGGCAACATCAATGCGGGAATCTCGGCCCTCGCGCCTGAGACCAATCCTATGGATTCGGCAGACACCGGTTTTGGTGCTCGTAACCGCACGGCTGCCGTGGCTCAACGGCAGGCTGCCTACGCCCCAATGTTGCAGGGCCAGCGCTTTGCCATGGACCAGCAAGCGGGTATCGCGGCCAGCGGCCAGTTGCCCCGTAATGTTAGCGGCTACAGCGGTCAAGACAAAGCAGAGCTTTATCGCGGTCTGGCCCGACAAGGTTTGACGGATGCTCAGATTCGCGCCGCCGCAGAAAACCGCTACGGTATGCAAACAGATGCTGATTGGAGAGGACTGCAAAATATCGTGACGCCTCCAGTCGCCCAACCTCCGGGCGGTCCAATTACTACGATGCCGATAGCGCCTCCAGTCACTCAGCCTCCAGTGAATGTGGTCGGCCCAATCACGCCTTCGCCGATAGCGCCCCCTGGGGACACCGAGACTATAAGAATAAACCCCCCTCCTCCGGATTTTAGTGATGATCCCGGTGCTCGCGTGGGACCGGGTATGTCGATGGTCAGGGACATGGAATACAGACCAGGGCGTGACTACGATCCCGTCACTTTTAAGCCCATGACGCCTCCCGGCGAAATGAGGGACATGGAATACAGACCAGGGCGTGACTACGATCCCGTCACTTTTAAGCCCATGACGCCTCCCCCAGGTTCCACTGGCGGGATGTATTCCAATATCACAAACCCCGGAGCAGGCTACACCGGTCCCAATCTTTACTCGCAGACCTTGGCTGCTGGCCTGCTGCCTACGGGCGAAGACAAGATGGCGGCATACCAGCGCCTGACCCAGCAAGGGGCAACGGACCCGCAGATTAGGAATGCGGCTGAGACCATGTTTGGTCCGCAATCCAATGCAAATTGGAACGCTTTGTCAGGGGGCGCTGCCCGGTTTATGAACATGGGCGGTATTGCAGCTTTGGCTCAGGGCGGTTATCCTCGACGCAATGGTCAAATCAGCGGTCCGGGGACCGAGAAATCCGATTCAATCCCTGCCATGCTCTCTGACGGAGAGTTCGTCATGACGGCGAAAGCGGTCCGCGGCGCGGGCAAAGGCAACCGCCGTGCAGGCGCAAAACAGATGTACAAGCTGATGCATCAGCTTGAAAAGAACTCAGAACGGGGCTGATCTATGGCGAATCAAGTTCAAGAAACCATATCGCGCGAAGCGCCGGATATTGAGGAGCGCAAAGTCGGCCTCATGGACTCGGCCAAGGTGCTGACCGATGCCGCCAACCTGAACGCCCTCAGCGGCGAATACCTGACCCCTGACTACGAAGTCGCGGGCATGAGCCCCGATCAGTTGACCGCCCTGCAAATGGGTCGTCAGGGCATTGGTGCTTATCAGCCGTTCCTGACCGCTGGGGCTCGCGACGTCACCGCAGGCAGCAGCATGCTTGGCGAAGCCGCCGACGTGTTGCGTGGAGCAGATACCCGTGGCCAGTTTGGCGCTGCGCAGGCCGCGATGAATCAAGCGGCCATCCCTATTGGCCAGATGGGTCAAAGCGCTCAATTGGCTGGCGCAGGCGTTCCGTTGATCGGCATGGGCGCACAAGGCATTCAAGGTGCCCAGGGCATGGCTCAGCAGTATCAGCAGGCTGGCCTTGGCCAGTCCCAAGGCTACCTTGGCAGTGCTGCGAACATGGCGGACCAGTACTCCCAGGCTGACTTTGGGAGGTCCCAAGGCTACCTTGGCAGTGCCGCTGACATGGCCAACCAGTACTCCCAAGCCAACATGGGTCAGTCCCTGTCCACGCTTGGCCAAGCAGAGCGGATCGCAGGAGGCGCGGCCCCTACTGACTTCAGTCAAGCTCAAGGCACTCTGGGCCAGGGCATTGGAGCGCTGCAAGGCGCTGCCCAAATGTATGACCCGAGCCGTGCTCAGGCATTCATGAATCCGTACCAGCAGCAGGTGATTGACGAGTCTATTCGTCAGATCAATCGCCAAGGTGACATCTCTCGCCAAAATCTCCAGGCACAAGCCACGCGCGCCGGGGCCTTTGGTGGCAGCCGCGAGGGCGTGCAACGGGCAGAGCTGGAGCGCGCTATCTCTGAGCAGCGCAACGCGGCGATCGTAGGCGGTTTGTCGCAGGGCTACAACCAGGCCTCTACCCAGGCACAACAAGCGTTTGAGCAGCAGCAGGGTCGCCAGCTGGCGCAAGCACAAGGGCTGCAGGGCGCTGCAGGCATGCAAGGCCAGTTTGGTCAGACACAACAACAGCAGGCTCTTCAGCAGGCGCAAGCCCTTCAGGGTATTGGTGGCTTGTACGGGCAGCAGTCTTTGCAGCAGGCACAGCTCGGTCAGGGCGCAGCAGGGCTGACAAGCAACATCGGCCAGACCGTGGGCCAACAAGCAGCGCAGCAGGCACAATTCGGGCAGGCAGCAGCAGGGTTGAAGGCAAATGTGGGCCAGACGATGGGCCAGCAGGAGCTTCAACAAGCACAAATTGGCCAAGCCGCAGCAGGTTTGCAGGGCAACCTTTCTGGCCAACTGGCAGGCCTCTCGGGCCTGTACGGCAACATTGCTGGCCAGCAGGCCAACATCTATGGCCAGCAGTCCCAGCTTGGCCAATCCATGGCCCAGGGCATTGGCAACTTGGCCAGCCAGCAGTTTGGCATTGGCCAGAACATAGCCCAGGGCCTCGGTTCTCTTGGCACGCAGCAAGCCAACATCGGCATGCAGAACGCGGCTCTTGGCCAACAAGCTCAGGCCCTTGGCCAACAGGACACCAACTTCCTGTACAACCTGGGCTCGTCGCAGCAAAAGCAGGCCCAGTCCGAGCTGGACGCACAGCGCCAAAACACTTTGCAGCAAAACATGCAGCCGTACCAGCAGGCAGCATTCCTGTCGGATATTTACAGGGGCGCCCCGTCGTCGCAGATGTCCAGCATGCAACAGACACAGGCCGCTCCAAGCCCTTTCCAGCAGGCTGCGGGCTTGGGCATTGCGGCGCTAGGCGCTACAGGTGCTGCGCGCACAGCAGGCGTTATTTAAGGAAGAAACATGAAAGAAGAAATCCTCAAGCGAGCCATGTTCGCAATGCCTCTGTCCAAGGAAGCACAGGGCACTGGCATCATGTCGGGCTTTGACATGGAAGAGATGGCCGACCAAGACGAGAACGCCGACATGGAGGACATGCCTCCAATGGCGCGCACGCCTCAGAATCCAGAAATCCTGATGAACAACCTGCGCGGTGACATGCGCTCGGTGGACGCTCGCTACATGGAACTGGCGCAAATGGTGGGCGAAGAAGCCGCCATGGAAACGCCTCCAGAGGTGCTGGCCATGTTGATGGGCCAGATGGGTGCCCAGCAGGCGGGTATTGGCGCACTGCCCCAGGGTCAAGCCATGGCTCCTCCCGGCGCGCAAGCTCCTGCCGGTCAGGCCCCTGGCGCAGGCATGCCTGCCCCTGACCAGATGGGTGCCCCTCAATCTGCTCCGGCCATGCCTCAGGGTGGTATTCCCATGCCTCAGGGCATGGAGAGTGCTCCCCCTTTTTCCCAGGGGGCTGAGGCCCCACAGGGCTACGCTTACGGCGGCGAAGTAGCGCCGCTTACGCCCGACGGTATGCCTCCGATGTATGCCGCCGCTGGTGCATTCATCAACCCTGCCATGCGCGCCGCTCAGTTCGTGGGCAGCAAGGCCAGTCAGCTGGGCTCGTCGGCCAACGCGGCGCTCGGTCGAATGTTCATGACGCCTCAAGGCATTTCCCAGCCCTACCTGGAAAACCTGCGCGGCCCGGGCGGCAAGTTCACGGCTGAACAGATTCAACGTGGCGGCGACCTGTTGACGCCCACCTTTACGCAGGGCATCCAGCAAGGCGTGTCGCGTCTCTCGGAACAGTTCCCGCGCGCCGCGGCCCTTGTTGGTCCCGCACTGGGCGTAGGCTCGGGATCAGCTTATGTGTCAGGCAGGGGTGGCCCTGGCGACGGCGGTATGGGCAGCAGCATGGCCAGTCAAATTCCCACAGATACCCGTGAAGAATTGATTGCAGCAGGCCAGCGCCCGGTCACCATGCGAATGGACATGAACACCATGACGCAGCAGCGTCCCGGTGAAGCAGCTACGCCCATCCCCATGGCAGCACCTCCTGCAATGGCTGCCTCTGCGGCTGCAGCTGGCCAAGAGACGCCTGTCGAGGCCCCCGCAGAAGATGACTTGGGCGCATTTATTACTGACAAGCTGAGTGCTTTTGACAAGCGTCAAAAGGACACTGGCGTGGCCGGGGCCATTAAGGAAGCCGTCAAGGAAAAGAGCAAGGTCGACCGCATTCGCGACGCGCGGGCAGAGTACGAGCCCTTGTTTGCAGAGATCCTGGGCGACGACAAGGAGTCAGCTAAGATCAACGCACTGCTCTTATTGTCGGAGGCGGGCCTGAAGCTGGCCGGGACCCGCAAGCCTACGTTTGCCATGGCCTTGGCAGATGCCGCCTCTGGCCTGCCACGCGGCTTTGCCGCAATCGCTGCACAAGAGCGCGAGCTCGGTGTCAAGGGCAAGATGGCTGCACTCCAACAAGCCATTGGCGATGTGGACGCACAGGACAAGTATGCCCAGGCTGTCAAGCTGAAGATGCTCGAAGGCGACTACAAAATATTGCAAGAGCAGGCCAAGCAGGCCGGTGGCGGCATTGTTGAAGACGCAGGCATGGGTTTGCGTGTCACCAAGACTAAGAGCGGCTCGTTTGTGGGCTCGGGCATTGACGCCAACGATCCTGCCGTCAAGTCCGCGGTCAGCAGCCGCTTCACGTTGCGCAATACGGACAACCCGTATGTTGAAAACCGAGGCGAAGCCCCGACCACCATCGAGACAGACAAGTCCGAGCGCGTCAAGCTGGGAGGCACCTTGCGATCTTTTGACAATTCGCTGCGGGGCGTGGATGATGTTAGAGGCCTGTTCCAACAACTGTACTCTCCCGGTGCCTTCTTCGTGGACAAGGTCAATAACTTGTTTGTCCCTCTGGACCCGACCGGGGCAATCAAGCCTAACCTCGATCAAGAGGATGCAAAGATTCGCATGAAAACCATGCTGAATACCCTCACAAAAAGCATCGCCTCTGCAAATGAAAGCGGTCGCGTAGCTGTTCAAGAGCAGGAATGGGCTCGGGAGCTGGCCGAAGCAATTAACAATCCCGTAGGCTTCTTCCAGAACAAAGAACTGGCCGCAAAAACATTGAACGCGATCGAGACTAGCTTGCGTAATGGACGTCAGCAGGTGCTGACACAGCTGGGTTACGAGAAGGATGACTACGTCATGCGCACCCCTAACACAGGGACCAAAAATGACCCATTTGTCGTCCCATCAAATCCCGATCAGCAACGCATCATGTTCACGTTCTTGGGAAGCACAATTGGCAAAACGCAAGACCCGCGGGCCGTGGTCCACGTACGCATGCCCAATGGTACAGTTCAGCAATTCAATCCAACTCAACTGCGAGCTCTGAACCAATAATGCCTACGCTGACCAATACCCGTGGAGAAGTCATTGACATGGCAACCGGTGAGGTTGTCGGCAGGGCAGAGGGCGCTCCTGCACAGGCAGCGCCCATGTCTGTCGATCCGCGGGCCACGGGCCCCGATATGCCTGCCCCTGACGGCAAGACAGCGCAAGGCCTGATCAACAACTTCTCCTGGGGATTCAACAGCGCTCTGTTTGCTCTGCCTGACTTCGCAGCCAAGAAGATTGGCCAGGGCCTGGGCATGCAAGAGGACCAAGTGGCCACGTTGGCCAAGTTCTTCAACAGAGGCGAGCGCACGCCTGTCAACGCAACAGAGCGCTATGCCCGTGCCGTGGGCGAAGGTGTTGGCGGCACGCTGCCATTTACAGGTATCTTGGCCTACGCTGCCCGGACTGCTCCCATGGTCAAGGCTGCTGAGCCCGGTGCAGGTGTGCTCAAGTCGATCGCCAACAGCGCTGTGCAGTACGCGCAGAAAAGCCCCATGGCTGCTGCGGCCACCGACATTGCTTTTGGTGCGGGATACGAGGGCCTGCGTCAGGCCGTCGAAGAGAACATGGACGAGTCCAACCCATACAAGGACTTGTATAAAGACCTCCTGCCCGCCGCCGCTTTTATGGGCCTGCCCTTGGCTGCTGCAAGCCTGCCCAGCGTCAAAGCTGCTGGCTGGACCATGGACAAGATCAAGGGCGCACAGGGCGGTCTAGGCCAAGTCGAAAAGGAAGCCATCGCTTCTTTGCCCAAGGGCTACCGTCTGCCCCTGATCAACATCATCCCCAACGTCTTGGTTAAGCGCGCCGAAGGCAAGCTGGCACAGGTGTTCGGCCCCATCAATGAGAGCCCCGAAGCTCAGCAGGCTCTTCGTCAGTTGGAGGCCGCGCTGGCCGATCCACGGATCGCGGACGCAGGCTTTATGTTCGATGTGTCCGAGCGCACCATGTACAGCCCCCTGCTCAGCCGTAAGGCGGAGTTGTTGGAGCAACTGGGCCCCAAAGAGCTGGAATCCGTCAAGGCCCGCATCAACGAAAACCAGAAGCGCTTGTCCACGCTGTTTGATTCGTTCTCTCCTGAGGCCCGCCAGCCGATTGAAGAAGCATTCATGGCCGCTCAGCAGGAGCGCCAGAACTTCTTTGAAGGCCTGCTGCGCCAGAAGAAAGACGTGAGTGACGCGGAAGTTGCTGCGCTGTCCGAGCGCCTCGGCCCACAGAACCTCGACATGCTCAACAACGAGCTGCGCGGCGTGCTCATGGCCGACATGGAAGCCGACTTTGGCATGCGCCAGAAGGTTCTGTCTCGCCTCGGCATGAAGCGCGCAACCAACCCTGATGGCACGCTGGCCGACACCCGCTTCCGCGAGGGCCCCGACGCAGGGAAATCTCTGCCCCAGTACCCTGCCTACGACATCGAAGAGGCTGCCCGTGCACTGGTTGCCAAGTACACCCCGGCCCGCGCAACGGGAGCCAAGGGTGGGCCCATGCCTGAGCCGATCAAGATGCTGCAGAACATGGTGCAGGCCACTGACCGGGCACGCCAAGAGGCACTGAAGCAGGCCACCGAATCCCTGATCAACCAGCGCGTGAACGAGCAGCTGTCTGGCTACCCCTTAGACGAAGCACTGCGTGAGCAGACCGTGGCCAACGTGCGCGCCCTGATCGCGCCTTCCGGCACCAAGGGCAAGAAGGCTGCAGATGAACTGGCTCGCCAGATGACCCTGCAAAAGGCCGCAGGTATCACAGGCAAAGGCGGCACCAAAGGCGAGGTGGCTGTGGCCACCGGTATCCCTGGCCGCCCAATCTACGTCAACCCTGAGCAGATCAGGCTTGATGCCGAGATGATTGCCCGCGAAGGCACGAACATCGATATCAACGTCCCCGAAGCACTGGACTTGCTGGCCGCTGGTCAACGCGCGCGCCACGACGCAGTCAACTCGTTCAACAGCTCCATGATGTCGGGCCGCGGAACGCGGGTCGCGGACGCGCAGCTCAAGCTCGATCGCGGCAATGCCGGGTACAAAGACATCGAGGACCTTGTTCTCGGATCGGTGCCCAAGGTCAGTCAGGAATACGACGCCATGAAGATGGCGCTGGACGACTACAACGCTGGCTACGAGAAGCGCCTGCCGCTGCTCATGACTTCGCAAAAGGCCGGGGGCCGTGAGTTCCTGCTGCCCAACGAAGACCTGATGCGCACTGCGTTCAAGACAGCGGACAACTTGCGCCAGCTCAGCGTTACCTTGGGCAACAACCCTGCCGCAGAGGACCTGCTCACCAAGGGCTCAATCGACTGGCTGCGATCCAAGGGTGCTGTCGGCCAGGATGGCTTGGTGGACCCCAAGAAGATCAAAAGCATCTTGGACAACAACAAGAACATTGTTGAGAATCTGCCCGCGCCCATACAGCAGCGCCTGCGCGACGAAGTGGCCAACGCCGATGACTTTGCTAAGCGGATGGGCGAGATCGATCGCCGCCGTGTGGACGCTACCAACAACGAGCTCGACAGCTTGCTGGCCAGGGCCAGCCGCCCCGATGCCGATCCACAGCAAATTCTGACTACCGCGCTGCGCGATCCAGGCACTATGCGTGTGCTGGTGGACCAAGTAGGCAAAGACCCCGAGAGTCTGGCTGCCCTGCGCCGTCAGGTCTGGGACTTGGCCACAGGTGGCGCACAGGGCGGTGGTGCACTGGAGTCGTTCCTCAAGAACAACGAGAAGTCGTTGGGCGTGCTGTTCAAGAACACTGCGCACTTGAACGACCTCAAGACGCTTGCTGACCTGCAGCGTCGGGTCAATGCTTTTGCTGACGTCACTGGACAGATTCCTGCGTTTGATTCGCTGGATCAGTCGATGAAAAAGCTGTTTGGCTCCGGCATCCAGTTCCTGACGACCACCATGCGTGAAGCAGCCGTGGGCCGTATCAACCCAAGCACTGGTGCACTGGCCATCATGCTGCGCCTGACAGGCAGTATCGAAGACCAGCTGTATCAGCGCATCTTCACCAAGGCTTTGGAGGACCCAGAGTTCGCCAAGTCCATCACTAAGGTGGGCACCCCTGCGGAAGCCAAGAAGCTGGCAGGCATGCTGCAAAACATCGGCATCTCCCCAACGACGTACGTCCCTGGCCCTGCCCGGATCACGGCCCTCGAAGCGTCTGACTTGGCCCGGGAAGACGGCACAGCAGCTGCGCAGCCCCCTGTTCGCGAGAGCGCAGCATCAATGCTGCGCCAGCTGCCTCCAGCACCGCAGACACGTGGCATGCCAAACCTGCGCATGGGTCCGCCGCCCGCGGCTCCCGCGCCTGCTCAGTCATCAAACCTGATGTACCCTACGCTGTTCCCAAATGACCCAATCAGCCAAATGCTGCAGCAGCGTCAGCAACAACTTGGCCAACGCCCCCAACCTTAAAGGAGCTCCCATGAAACACGCCGACGTGAAAAAAGACAAAGCCATGATGCAAAAGGCTGTCAACAAACACGAGGGTCGCCTGCACAAGGGCGCAACTCCCACCAAGCTGGCCAAGGGTGGCATGCCTATGGCCATGAAGGACGGCAAGAAAGTGCCTGCCTTTGCAGCCGATGGCAAGGGCAAGATGGCTTCTGGTGGCATGGCCATGAAGGGCAAGGGCATCGCTAAGCGTGGGTGCAACTAAGCCATGGCTACCTCAAAGAAACCCGTGTGGGACAAAGCTCGTCCCAAGGACCTGGGCGCACCTAAGAAGCTCAGCCCCGCAAAGAAATCGTCTGCCAAAGCTGCCGCCAAAGCTGCTGGCCGTCCTTATCCCAACTTGGTCGACAACATGCGCGCGGCCAAGAAGAAATAAATTGCAGTTGCCGTCTACGCCTCAGGCAGGGGTTCTCCGCTCTCGACGGTACTTTGGCCCAGGCTCAGGTCTGGGCCCTTTTTCTCGTGCGCCACAACCTTGCGCCACCACTGGTCACAGTAGCCATCAAACTCGCGGCCAACGGAGACAAATTCCTGCACTTCTCCGTCCTGCGCCACCATCAGAATCACACCCTGGTTGATCTCAGTGCCGTGCTGATGGTTGTGTGCGACAGCATACGCAGCAAGCTGGATGAAGTAGTCCTCGATCCACGAGCGGCGCTTCATTTTGTTGGTTTGCTTGAAGTCAACAATGCAGGGCTTGCCCTTGTACACACCAATGAAATCCGAGGTCCCCGCATAGCGGCCCGGGTAGATCAGAGGAATTTCCGTGCCCCACGCCTCGTCGACATACGGAAAGAACTTCTCGATCAGCGTGTAGCCCATGCGGTAGCCCTTGACCTGTAGCCACGTGCGCGGCGTCTCCAGGGGCCTGTTCAAGAGCAGGCGCTCCACGCAGTTGTGCATGTGTGTGCCCACGGTGGCCGCTTCGTTCTTGATGCGCTCCGCTTCCTCCTGGCCAACCCTGTTGGCCCACTCGTCCAAGTGCGCCTTGTCCTTGGTGCTTGACAGGATGGTGGTGACGCTCGGCACTGGAGGATTGCCGTCGAGGCTGTAAACGCGGCCCGTGGGCAGGTCCAGGCGCTTGAGCGTGGGGTAGACGAACTTGTTTCTGATCGGGACGAGCTGCATTACTTGATCCATTCCTTGAGCTCTTCTCCGAGCACTGCGTTGGCGATATTGATCTTGCTGCGCAGGGCCTTGACGATGTGCTCGTCCACGGTCCCCGGGCTGATGAAGTCGACGTAGGTTACCTTGTTGGTCTGGCCGATGCGGTGAGCGCGGTCCTCGGACTGCAAGCGTACCTCGAGGTCAAAGTTGTTGCTGTAATAGATCACGGTGCGCGCTGCTGTGAGCGTGAGACCGTAGCCCCCGGTGCGGGGGTTGCCGACGAAGAACCGCAGATCATGCTGAGGGTCCTGGAAGTTGGTCACGATCTCTTGCCTGACCTCGGCCTCTGTGTCGCCAAAGTACGTGGCCACCGACGTCATCCCGTGCTTCTCCTGCAACGCCAGCTTGATGTTTTCAATGTCGCGGCGGTAGTTGGCCCAGATGATCACCTTGCCCTCGACCTCTTCGATCTGCGCCAGCAGTTCGTTGACGCGATTGCTGGGGATGTCCTCTTGCCTGCCATCGTCCAGCTTCACGTGGCCACAGCAAATCTGCTGCAGCCGCATGATCTGCGTGAGCGCGTTGTTGGTGGTCATCATCGAGCCATCGTCCATCATGGACAGGGCCATGAGCTTCATCTGCTCGTAGTATTTCTTCTGCTCTGGCGTGAGGTCAATCTCGCGGCGCACGAACACCTTGTCAGGCAGGTCCAAGCACTCGTCCTTGGTCACACGGAAGGCAAACTTGTTGAGCTTCTTTTGCAGCTCATCCAAGTGCCGGTAGCCAACGATCTGTTTGAATGTGTGGGTCGGCATTTTGCGTTCAATGAGGACCGCGTACCGGGCTTGGAAGGCGTAGAAGCTGTGGTAACCCAGGCAGTCGTTGCCCAGGAACTCGCACTGGCTGTACAGGTCCAGAGGGCTCTTGGTGACAGGAGAGCCCGTGGCGATGCGGCGGTACTTCGCTTCCTTGCCGACCTTGATGATGCTCTTGGTGCGCTTGGCCCCGGGCGTCTTGATCGTAGTGCTTTCATCAATCGCCATGAAGGAGTTGGTTACACGCAAAAACGTGCGTGCAAACAGCATGCCCTTGTCTGTGCTGAAGGCCTCGATGTTCATCACCAGCACCCTCAGGCTGTCCACGCTGGCCAGCATCTTCTCCATCTCTATCTTCTCGGCCTTACGCGGGGTCGGCGACCAACAGGCCATGGCCAGAGGGATGTGCTCTGGCATGTGCTTGGGTATTTCGGAGGTGTACCAGTTGCGATACACACCCTTGGGTGCTACGATAAGCATCGCATTGATCCTGCCCTTGTCATAGAGCATCGCAGCATTGTTGATGAGCATAAAGCTCTTGCCAGTGCCCATCTCTGCGAGTACCGCAACCTCCGGCTCCTCCCAAAAACGCTGCAGAAATGCGGCCTGATGGGTGAACGGTTGGTTCTTGAAGGGGTAGCTGTTCAAAAAATAGTCCATTGCTTTCTGTCTTTCTAAAAAAAGGTTGTTGACAACCTGGAAAGTAGTGTACACTAAATGCACGTTTAAAGAAAGGATAGCGTAAACATGACAACCGTATTTGTTGTGCAAGAGATGCCAAATCACAATTTGACACCTGCTATGAAGTTTGGTGAGATGAAGATCTTGCTGCCTACATACAACCAGATTGCGTTCAGCACTGCACCCACGATCCGCACATTGCGTAATAAACTGCGCAATTACACTGACGAGGACTTTCTGCTTTTGGCAGGGGACCCCGTAGCGATTGGCTTGGCCTGCTCGATTGCTGCATTTTTCAACAATGGCCGTTACACAGCGCTGAAGTGGGATCGCCGCGAGCACTTGTATCTACCTGTCAGAATTGACGTCACCCAGAAAGGAGAAATCGATGAGTAATTTAAATTCCATGTTTGAAGAGGACGCAGGCGCTCTCACCGTAAAGGATGAGGACCTGTCTTCTGTTGCAGCATTGGCCAAGCGCGCCAAGATGCTGGAAAAAGAAATTGAAGAAATGGAGTCTGTTCTTAAAGAGCGCGCGGAGCAACTGCGCAAAATGCAAGAAGAGACACTGCCCAACATGCTAACTGAGCTTGGCATGAAGGAATTCACCATGTCGGACGGCAGCAAGATCACTGTCAAGCCTTTCTACTCTGCCTCCATTAAGGAAGAGAACCGGGCCCAGGCCTACGAATGGCTGCGTGACAACGGCTACGACGACATCATCAAAAACACGGTCTCCGTGCGGTTCGGTCGAGGAGAAGACCAACTGTGCGAGAGCCTACTGAATCTGCTGCGTGAGCAAAGCTACCCTGTGGAGCAAGCGCAGAAGATCGAACCCCAGACCCTCAAGGCCTGGGTTCGTGAGCAAACGGAACGCGGCACCGCGTTCCCGACAGACCTTTTTGGCGTATTCATCGGCCAAAAAGCGACCATTAAATCAGCCTAAAGGAAATCAATCATGAGCAAGAATCAAGTCGCAGTTCCAGAGAACAAAGAGTACGCAGTTGCATTGGGCAACGTGTTTGAAGACGATGCCAACAGTGGCTTTGACGGCATGGGCCAGGAAGACTTTGCGCTCCCGTTCCTGCGCCTGTTGACCAACACCAGCCCAGAAGTGGGTGAAGTGGACGGCGCTCTGCCCGGCATGATCATGAACACTGTTACAGGTGAACTGCATGACGGCAAGGCAGGCATCATAGTCATCCCCGTGACCTACGTTCGCCAGTACATCGAGTGGGCCCCACGCGGCTCGGGCAGCGGTGCTCCAATCGCTGTCTACCCCGCAACGTCCGATATCCTCACGCGCACGCACCGCGAACCGGGCGACAGCAAGGACTATCTGGACAACGGCAACTACATCGAGAACACGGCCAACCACTACGTGATGGTCATCAACGACAGCGGCATCCCAGAGCCAGCGTTGATCACGATGAAGTCGACACAACTGAAGAAGTCACGCAAGTGGAACAGCATGTTGATGTCCACCAAGATGATGGGCAAGAACGGTCCGTTCACGCCTCCTATGTACAGCCACCTGTATCGCTTGACGACACAGGCCGAGTCGAATGACAAGGGCAAGTGGTTTGGTTGGGAAGTGGAGAAGGTCGGCCCTGTTGAAGACATGAACGCCTATACGGCTGCCAAGTCTTTCGCACAGCAGATCAATGCTGGTGACGTCAAGGTCAAGCACGAGCACGCTGAAGGCGCTGCAAGCTCGAACGCTGCACCATTTTGAGTTTAGGGGCCGTTGTTCGCAGCGGCCCCGCCTTCTATAGAGAGTTGTATGACCGACATCACCAGATTCAAAGCCATATTCAGCGGCCTCGACATCGCTTATGGCACCTACAGAATTAAATCGGAGCGAGGCGATGGTAAGCAGGCGGGACAAGCTACGGTGGTTCGCAAGCCACCTACTGACGATTTATGGGTCCAGCATTTTGCGGGGGTTGACCCGTCCCTGGGCATTATCCCAATTCGTGCTGACAACACTTGCATCTGGGGCTGCATCGATATTGATCAGTACCCGCTCGACCACAAAGGCTTGGTTGAAAAAATTCATCAATTGAAGCTGCCGCTCGTCGTGTGCCGCAGCAAATCAGGAGGTGCACATGTATTCCTATTTACAAAAACGCCTGCGCCTGCTCGTGACTACCAGACGTATCTCAAGAACGCTGCTGCTCTCCTTGGCGAGGCAGGCCGGGAGATATTCCCCAAGCAAGCAGAGATCCTCGTGGACCGAGGAGACACCGGCAACTTCCTCAACCTTCCGTACTTTGGCGGGGATTCGGGTACAAGGTATGCATTCAATGCCGACGGTTCTGCGGCGACCCTTGAAGAGTTTTATGAGCTCCACGCTGCAAATGTCCAGGACACGCCGCTTAATTTCCCAGAGCCACCGAAGCAAGCGGAGAGCCCCATCAAAGATGGCCCGCCTTGTCTACAGGCACTGTGTGCGCAGGGCTTTCCGGAAGGCACCCGCAATAATGGCCTATTCAACATTGGTGTCTATCTTAAACGTGCCCACCCAGGTGGATGGGAAGACAAGATGGTCGAGTACAACCTCAAGTACGTTGCTCCCCCGCTACCTAACAATGAGGTCCAACTCATCATCAAACAGGCGGGCAAAAAGGATTATCAATACAAATGCAAGGACGCGCCTCTCAACAGTTTTTGCAACTCAGGCCTGTGCCGTTCTCGCAAATTCGGAATCGGAGCTCACGCCCCTGATGCGGCTCAGATAGCCAGCCTGTCCAAGTACGCCAGCGACCCACCACTGTGGTTCCTGGACGTCAATGGCAAGCGTGTAGAGCTCGAGACAGAGATGCTTTACAACCAAGCGGCCTTCCAAAAGGCATGCCTCGAAAAGATCAACACCGTGCCGCCTACGCTGCGCAAGGTTGACTGGGAAAACCTGCTCAACGCTTTGCTCAAAGAGATGGTGGAGACCGAGCAGATCACCGTGGCCTCCGAAGACACCAGCGTCATTGGTCGGTTCATGGACCTGTTGGAAGAATTCACGACCCACATGCAACAGGCCCTGGCCCGCGAAGAGATGCTCATGGGCCGACCATGGACAGACGAGGACGAGGGCAAGACCTACTTCCGCATGAAGGACATGGACGCGCACCTGCTGCGCAACAACTTCAAAGCCCTGACAGCGCCTAAGATGGCCCAGCGCCTGCGCGACATCGGCGGCGAGCCCATCAGCCTGTTCCTCAAGGGCCGCGCTGTGCGCTGCTGGCGCATCCCGCGCTTCGGCAAACAAGAAGCGCCGTTCGACACACAAACCCAACGCACCGAAGGGAGTCCATTTTGAAAAAGTGGGACGATTTAGACGAGGCCATTATTGGCCCAGCCATGGTCTGGAACAAGAAGGGCCAGATCGAAGTGCTGGTCTATAACGCCGAGGTGATCCGCAACATCTTGATGTCGCGCGATGGCATGACGTTTGAGGACGCACGCGAGTTCATCGAGTTCAACATCGAGGGCGCGTACATTGGTCCTGACACGCCGGTCCTTGTCTGGCCCAACGACATGTATAGAGTGACGGACCATGACACCGAACATTGAAAAGGTGTTCGGGCCCCCAGGCTCTGGCAAGACCACTTACCTGCTCAACGTCGTCGACCGCGAGCTCGAGTCAGGGGTTTCCTCTGCAAGGATTGGCTACTTTTCTTTCACCAGAAAGGCTGCCAACGAAGCGCGCGACAGGGCTCTCACCAAATTCCCGCAACTGCACCCCAAGACAGACTTCCCGTTCTTTCGCACACTGCACAGCCTCGCCTACCGGGTGCTGTCCGTCAAGCCGGACCTGATCATGCAGGCGGAGAACTACCGCGAGTTTGCAGCGCAAGCAGGCATCGAGATCAAAATCAACGCTGACGACGACACCGACCTGTCCAAGCCAGACAACCCCATCCTCAACGAGATCAATCTGGCCCGCATCCGCGGCATTGACCTGCGCCAGCACTACAACGAGTCAGGGCTGGACATCGAGTGGCATCACTTTGAGTTTGTCGAGCGGACCTACCGTCACTACAAACGCAGCAAAGACCTGCTGGACTTCACCGACCTCTTGGAGATGGTGGTCAGCGACGCAGAGCAGCTGCCTTCACTGGAGGTTCTGATTGTTGACGAAGCGCAGGATCTATCCCGGCTGCAGTGGCAACTGGTCGAAGCATTGGCCTCCAAAGCCAAGCGGGTCTACCTTGCAGGCGACGACGATCAGGCTGTGTTCACCTGGGCCGGGGCAGATGTCAAGAGCTTCCTGTCCTTCACCGGCACGATCAAAGTGCTGCAGCAGTCCTACCGCGTTCCGAGCACCGTGCACCGCTTGGCCAACCAAGTGGTGCACCGCATCCGTGAGCGCCAACCAAAGGTGTGGAAGCCTCGCGACTTCGAGGGCCACGTGATGACCTACTACCGCTTCGAGGACGTGCCCATAGACAACGGCGAATGGCTCATCCTGGCCAGCACCAACTACCTGCTCAACCCGGTAGGCGAATGGCTCAAGGGTAAGGGCGTGTTGTTTGACCGCAGCGGTGTCCCCAGCGTGGGACCCACCATCCTCAAGGCCGTGGTGGCCTGGGAGCGCCTGCGCAAGAACCAACTGGTCGGCGGCGAGGAAGTGGCCAACATCTACAGGTATCTCGATTCGGATTACGTGGCCCGCGGACATCGGAGCTTCAAAGGCGATCGCAACGAGCTCTATGCCATGGAGCAGCTGCAGGCCAGTTACGGGCTGCTGTCCACACCCATCTGGCACGAGGCCCTGGGCAAGATCGCCAACGACAAGCGCGAGTACCTGATCTCTGTGCTGCGCCGCGGCGGCAAGCTCGGGGACGGCAGCCGGGTCAAGTTATCCACAATCCATGGAGCCAAGGGCGGGGAGGCGGACAACGTCTTGTTGCTCATGGACATCTCCACAAAGTTCGCCAAGGAATACCAGAAGAACGGGGACAACGTGAACCGCCTGTTCTATGTGGGCATTACCCGCGCGAAGAAATCATTGCACTTAGTGCTTCCCAAGTTTCAAGATAAAGGCTTCATGCTATGAGAACCATGCCACTTTTCCCGACCCCCACAGAGTGGGTTGCTCCGGAAACTTTCCCCAACTTATCCACAGCCAAGGAGATAGCAATTGACCTCGAAACATGCGATCCGAACCTGGAGTCTTTTGGTCCCGGCTGGCCTCGTGCTGACGGGTTTATTGTTGGATATGCCATCGCTGTGGATGGGTGGTCTGGGTACTATCCTGTTGCTCATGCTGGAGGAGGTAATCTCGATAAAAGGATGGTGGAACGATGGATCAAAGACGTTCTGGCCACCCCCGCCGACAAGATCATGCACAACGCGGCCTACGACGCCGGGTGGCTGGGTGCCAGTGGATTCACAATCAATGGCCGAATCATGGACACTATGCTTGCGGCCCCCCTTCTTGACGAAAACCGTTTCTCGTTCAGCCTTAATGCGCTTGGCTTCGACTACCTCCAAGAGATTAAATCGGAGCAAGGGCTTAAACAAGCGGCAGCCGACTTTGGCGTCCACCCTAAGAAAGAGCTCTGGAAGCTCCCAGCGATGTACGTCGGCGAGTACGCGGAGCAAGACGCGGCGCTGACCCTCAAGCTCTGGCAGCACTTCAAGATCAAGATGCGCCAGGATGAAGTCGAATCCATTTTCGGTGTCGAGACCGATGTGTTCCCTGTGCTGCTGGAGATGACCCGCAAGGGCATCCGCTTTGACAGGGAGAAGTGCGGCCTGATGATTGACCGCATGCGCACCCGCGAGCACCAGTTGCTCAAAGAGATGAAAGAGCAGGCAGGCGTCAAGATCGACATCTGGGGTGCGGCGTCCATTGCCCACGCCTTCGACCGCCTGGGCATTCAGTATGCCAAGACCGAGCAGGGCGCACCCAGCTTCACCAAGCAGTTCCTGGACAACCACGATCACCCGCTGGCCAAGATGATCATTGAGGCGCGCGAGACCAACAAGACGCACAGCACATTCCTGCAGCCTTACATGGACTTCAGTGCCAAGACAGGACGCATCCATCCCCACGTCAACCAGATGCGCTCTGATGATGGCGGCACGGTCACTGGCCGTTTGTCCATGGCCAACCCCAACCTCCAGCAGGTGCCTGCCCGGCACGAGATCATTGGCCCGATGGTGCGTGGCCTGTTCCTGCCTGAGCAGGGGCACATGTGGGCATCAAATGACTTCTCGTCCCAAGAACCGCGCTTGCTGGTGCACTACGCAAGCCTCCTAGGCCTGCCCGGGGCCGACACCATGGTCGACGCCTACAACAACGATCCCAACACCGACTTCCACCAGATGGTGGCGGACATGGCCGGGATCAAACGCAAGGCAGCCAAGACGATCGGCCTGGGCCTGATGTACGGCATGGGCAAGAACAAGCTCGCGGCGCAACTAGACTTGGCCCTGAGCGAAGCGGAGGAGCTGATCACACGGTTCCATACCAACGTCCCGTTCCTCAAGGGCACGGTCAACGCGGTGATGAAGCGGATTGACCATCCGGCTGCAGGCGGCGCGATCCGCACGCTGCTTGGCCGCAAGTGTCGGTTCCCTCTTTGGGAACCAATGGAGTGGGGCGTGAACAAAGCGCTGCCACGTGAACAGGCTGTGATTGAATACGGCTCCAGGATCAAGCGCGCAGGCACCTACAAGGGGCTCAATCGTTTAATCCAGGGGTCTGCCGCAGACCAGACCAAAGCGGCCATGGTGGCCCTGAAAAAGGCAGGCTTTGATCCTATCCTCCAAGTGCACGATGAGCTGGCCCTGTCCGTGCGCACCAAAGATGAGGCGCTGCAGGCTGCTCAGATCATGGCAAACTGCGTCAAGATGGAAGTGCCCAACCGGTGTGACGTAGAAGTTGGCCCAAGCTGGGGCGAAGCAAAATAAAAGGGCCCCGCGGGGCCCTTTTTAACGAAACCAGTTCTTGACCTTCTGCCATATGCTGGCCGGAGGTTTTTGGTCTTCGAACAGGTCAAGCTGGCGCAGGGTGAAGAGGTACTCCCCCTTGGCTGCGCCAGATGCCCGCTGTGCGTCCAATTGCAGGTCCGACGACAGGTACAAGCCCGCGCGGCGGACAACAGAAGACGGCAGCCCCGTCCACTGTGCCAACTCCGAGGTCTTGCCCTTGTAGTCGTGCGCGCGTAAGGCAGCGAGGACCATGGCCCGCGCTTCTTCAGGTTTGATGCGTGTGGTGTTCATCAAAACCACCCAAACCAAATGCCCGTGCCGTGCACGCAGCCAACAGGAAAGAAAATGGCCCCGACCAGCAGCAAAAGCCACTTTGCTGTTTGGATAGAAGCCACCACGTGGGTGAGCCATGCGGCTGCAACCCAGATCATCAAGACAAGGCCTACGGTATCGCTCATGTGTTTCTCCGTTTCTCTCTTTGTGCCCGGTGACGGGCGTTGTTTGATTCTTTGCAAAGGTCGCAGCGGCAGCCGTGGCCTTCATACCCGGCCCGCGTTCCGTGCTTCCACTCTTTCAATCTGCCTTTTTGAAGAGCCTTTTCGGGCCCCATCCGTTCAAGCCGTTTGTGAAGGGTGTCGTAATGCAGCCCAAGATGCGTGGCCCACTGACCAATCGTCATCTTGATGCCGCTGTGTTCAATCACCACATTTCTGCGCTGATTGTTAAGTTGCTCGCGGACCGTGGCCCATCGGCAATTCTCTGGTGAATAGCCCTTGCTGTTATCAATCCTATCAAGTGACAGGCCCGGTGCCGGGTTGCCCATGTCTTCAAAAAAGGCGTCGTAGCTTTCCCAGCGTTCACACACTGTTATGCCACGACCCCCGTAGTGGTGATAGGAGTCATCGCTAGGATTGGTGCAGCGTCTGCGCATGTTTCTCCAGGAGTAATATGCCCGTTGCTGCGTGCTGTTATTCCACTTTCTTGCCTTCATTTCGATCCCTCATGTGTTCCAACATGAGCTGATTATAGCCTGCAATGTCAACAACCGTATCAAGATAGGTCGCATCACCATTCACCAAGCGGGAGATCTTGTGCATCATCATTTCCACCGCCTCACGTTGGACATAAGAAAGGCGGTACCAGCCCTCTTGTGAGTGCAGCACGTTCTTCAGCAACTGGCAGGTCTTGGCATTGCTTTCAAAGGTGCCGTAGCGATTGCCGCGCTCTCCCAGAATCTGGTCCACGTTCGTCTCCTCGGGCTCCATAGTGATCTCTGGATTGACGATTGGACGCTCGCCGTCAAACTGCAGCGCGCCCATCTTCAGGCCTTCTTTGACATAGTCTTCCAGGGACACGCCCAACTTCTTTGCGATCTCCACTTGGTCGCGGGTCAGGGTAATCTTGCGCCTGCCTTCGGTCAGCTTCTTGCGCAGCTTGTAGATGTAGCTGACAGCGACGCCGTACTCTGCAGCAAGTTCCCGCGGCTTGGCCTCCGGTTTGGCCTTCAGGGCTGCAAGAATTGCAAGGGTGGTGGGTTTTAATTTTTTGCTCATGGGGTTCTCCTATAAAAGTGCTTCTTCAATGTCCGCAAGCGGATCGGGTTCAGTGGCCTTGGGTTGCTTGGGGAACCTCTTCGGGTCCAGGCGCTCAAAGGGCCACCAAGCCTTGAGCTCCTCTTGTGATAGGGGTGCTGCGCCCTCAGGCGTGTTCTTCTTTTGCATGCTGCTTTCGTATGATGGGCCGTGCCTGTTTGTTCTTGACAATCGTCTCGACAAAGTCGATAGCCTTTTCCAATTCAGCTACAGTACAGGCATCGAGTTGTGCGTCATGTATCTCCATGGCCAAGTTGAAAGAGGTGAGCTCGGGTCCGCGCAAAATAAACTTGCCAGTCTCCACGCCCCGGCGTCCCACCGCCAGGAGCGCGTCTTGCGCGGCCCGAATCTCATCCTTCCAGTCGTCCCCAATGCGCATCAAAGCCAGAGCTTCTGTGATGTTGAATGCGCAAATGAGAACGTCAATATCTTCTCGCGTACCGAGGCCCTGGCGCACCTGTTCGAGCGCCGCGTGATTCTTGATCTTGAGCGTGGTCCCAGCGCTGATTGCACCTACCACCTTCATGCCGCTCGTGACGTGCAGCATGGTGTCGTAAATCACGCCGCGTGGCCGGTATTTACTTCGCTTTCTCATCTTCTTCCTCTTCGCGTGCCAAGTCGTCAAAGTTTCTCTGCATGTTCAACACGCGAGCGAACGCTTCGTTGATGACCTCTTTTACCCTGTCCTGCCTCTCGCGCCGCGTCTCGCGCCAAAACACAGTGGATGTAGAGAACATGCCCATGCGCACTTCCAGCTCCACTGCAGGGCCCTCGCCCTCGTCCAGCACAGGGTCGTATTCCAAGCCTTCACTGCGCACCATGTACACCACACGGTCGTAGAGGTCAGAGGCTGTCTGCGACAGGTACTCGTCACGCTCGCGGCGGATGTCGTTGAGCTCAAACGGAGGGATCACCACTTCGGCCTGTGCGCCCAACTCGGTGATGATGACGTAGACGTCGTGTTCAATCTTCTGCATGGCGTGCTCTCCTTTCGGTGATTTCCAATATCTCCCTGCGTGCGCGGGGGCTCATCTTGACAACAGGCTCGTCCACGGTGCCGTAGATGTCTTCGTACGTGACTCGTGAACCGCGCTTCGCGGCTTCAGCAATAAGTTTCCTGGCCGTCTCGGGCGGGACCATTTGATCGCGCAGCTCGTAGTGGCCAATGTTGCCCTGGGAGCATTCCAGCATGTCAGCAAACTGCTGCTGGGTCAGGCCCATGCACAGACGAATTCTTTTAATCCCGTTTTCCATTTTCTACTCCTGTCATTCTAGATTTCTTGGCTTTGTTGATGTCGACAAACTTCTTGTTGGTGCTTTTCAGTACAAAGAAGAATTGGCTGTCGCGTTTGATTTCGTCAACCACTTCGCCTCGGCTGTCGATCAGCACCCAATGGTTCTCGCCCCACTCTTTCCATTTCATTTTCTAATCCCTCCGAGTTCGTGTTTGTTCAGGCTTGGCTTGATCTTGGGATGCGCACGGCTGTGGATGCTGAATTGCTTGTAGGCCACTAGGTTCTCCTCCTGTGTCAGGTTCTCGTACACCTGCGCCTTCTTGGGCCGGAACGCGACATCATTGACAAAAATGCTGGGCTGCGGGTTGCGCGCCCAGTGAAAAGGTGAGTCAGGGTGGCAGTTGCAGGTTTGTTTTCTCATGCGATCTCCTCTATGCGCAATCTGACGCGCACTACTTCGGTTGATGGGCTTCTGTTCATCGGGTTCCTGTTCTTCCAGTCTGCAATCTTCTCGGTTTCCATCACCGCGGCAATCCTTGTTGGATAAACAAAAGGAATGTCGTAGCTGTCTTTGTAGAAGCTGCGGCCCCTGAGCTTGATCGCCCAGACCTTCATGTCTTTTTTCATGTTCTCTCCTCCATACCGTAAAACCAATCGTCGCCCGCGGCCCATTTGCGCGAACCGTCAACAGTGTAAAAATCCTTCGCCGCCTGGAAATCAGGGAGCTTCACCTCAGCAGGAATCAAGCTCTGGTCGTACCACAGGCAGCGGTTGTTTGGCTGGCAAGCAAACTGGCCGTTCTCCAAGCGGATGAAGTTGAAGCTCTTGTGCTCCTCAGCCTGCTCCGTGAACCCCGTGTCAACGTCCATACCGTCCGCACAGAAGTCCACGGTGAACATGTAGCGCCCGTGGTGCCACTTCTTGTCCTTACCCAGGAACTTGACGCCGAGGTTGCGCAGACCGATCTTCTCGAGGACCGTGAAGCGGTAGCCCATGCAGTCCCACAGTTGCAGCGTGTCGATGGGCAAGTCGCCGTGGCTGTGTGTCCAGACATAGGCATGCAAGGGCAGCTTGTCGTACAGCGCGCCGTAGTTGGGCAGGAGCGATTCGATCCTGAACACCTGACCGCGCAGCGCTTTAATGCTGACCCAGATGGCGGGCTCAAACTCGCCCTGGCCCTTGGTGTGGTTGTACAGAAACTCGCGCCGCACAAAGCATTTGAGCGGAGGGAGGGATGCAATGATGTAGCTCATGTGTTTTTCTTCCTCAGCAGTTCTTCAACAATCCGCACATACTCGATCACGGACCTGTCCGACACGTTGCCGTTGTCCAGGCCAAAGGCGAACCCCTCAGCCTCGTGGATCGCGGCAACTATCTCTTCGTCCGGGAGGCTGATCCACTCCTTCTTGGTGATCGCGACGAGGACCGCGGCCTTGCGCATGGATGCCTCGCGCTCGATGCGGTTGAATTCTTCGTCTTCGGCGGTCATGGCTTTTCTTCCAACAAGATTCGCTCCATCACTTCCATGGTCTCTACAAGGTATTGATCCAAGTAGGGAGGAAGAGTTTTTTGCTGGCTCATGGCCCACGACTCCAGGGCGGACAGCAATTTGATTGCTTGCAGTGCTTCTACTTTAGTCATGCTTGCTTCTCCTTTAGTGTTGCGAAGATGCTTTTGCCGCATCGCTTGCATTCAAAAATGTAGTGGTTGGGTGTGCGGTACTTGATGGCAAAGTTGCTTGGCTCCCAGCGGTGTTTACAGGTCATCGTCATCTTCCACCTCCATATGTTCTTGCAGCAGTTGCGCTTTGACGATCTCAAGGCATCCGATGGCTGTTGCCGCCATCATCGTGTGGTCGTACTTGTGTATCACCTCCAGCAGTTCATCCACCATCTTCTGGGACAGCGATCCTTGGTAGTCGTAGGTCATGCGTTTTTCTCCTTGAGTTCGTCGTTTGCCCATTCAGCACATAGCCCAACCCATGTGCGCTGTGCTGCGGGTGGGGTGCAAACACTGCAACCAGCCCACGCCAATGCTTCGTGAATTGCGTCATGCAAAGTCGGATATGCTGCCGTATCCCAGCATTCTGGGTAATGCAAAAACTTGGCCCACGCCACAGGCCCCTGCTCTGGCTGTGCGGCTTGTTGATCTAACAATTCTGCAATGCGCTTGGCTTGCCAAAGTATTGTTTCTGCTTGTTGTTCCATAAATCCGTCTTTCCAATCAGGTACAGGTGCTGGCTGTGCTTCGTCTTTTGTGTGTGTCATGGCTGGCCTTTCGTGATGCCGTGGGCTTCCTCTGCTGACTTCCATCCGAGCTTAAAAGCAAGGCGCTGGTTTACATCGAGGTCAGGATCGACAATTGGTTTAATCGGCACAGGTGCTGGCTGTGCAAGTTCTTCTTTTGCAAATGTCATGGCTTGCCCCAGTTTCTTGGTCAGCACATCTTCAATCAGCGGCACGACAGCCTCACGCAAGTAATCCCGCAACGCTTCTTCTTGTTTTGGTGTCATGCGTTCTTCTCCTTGAGTTTGGCTTCAATGGCGTTGATATAGTCAAGCCAACCTTGATAGTCTTCTCGCTCAAATATTTGCTGCTTCTCCTCATCCGTCAGCCCAACCCATTGCCGCTGTGCTGCGGGCAGCGGCTCTTCAATCGTGTACTGCTTACAGTGCTTGCAATAACCGGGTGCGGGTTCCCGCTGTGCTGCGGGTGGGGTGGTGTTCTTGCATTTATTTCCAAGCTGGCATCGCACACTCCAACATCCTTGCGGGTCTTTGTCGCATACAGGCTCCTGCACAGGTGCTGGCTCATAGTCCAGCCCCAGTTCTTTGGCGTTCTCTGCTTTCTTGTCGAGGGCTTGCTCCACTGCGCGGCCAGCATCGTAGCCATAATTCCAGCCCATCTCCACCAAATCGAGTTGGTCTTCGCTGTAATGCTCGGTGCGGGAGATGCCATGCTCCAGCACGTTGCCGCTTTTCCACTGCTCAAAGGTTTTGTAGATCATGTGTTTCCCCTTGCTCGAATGGCAGCGGCAACTCGGTCTTTAGCCTGCATAGTGATGTCGTCCTGCTCACCGCTAATTGGCGTTTCAGCAATCACGGCACACGCCTCGCGCTCATCAGCACGGGCAAGGGCAACAAGGGCTTTAAGGCTATCTGTATTGCCCATAAAAAAGTCATGCCGCATTTCTGAGTCATAGTCACGCAGGTCTTTCCAGCCAGCCTCACGGGCCATGTCTATCGTGTCTCTCATTTCTGCTCCTTGATTGCATAGTCGTGAAATATTGCTCCCTTGCTTGCGTCACCCACCTTGCAGGACTTTACCCAGACGTTTTTGCCGGTTTTGAGCCTCCTCAGGTGGCCTCTACGGTCGTGCAGGCGGGGTGATGCGTGTGTGCCCCCTTTGGGGTCTTGGCGGGGCTTGGCTGGCTCAATCCAAACCGTTGTCCAGTCGTAGGTCGGCAGCTTGCCCTGCTGTACCTTGCGTCGATTTGTGAAGGTATCTCGAACCGATGGAATGTAGGCCTCAATACGCTCATCCATGGCGCTGTACCAAACCCCAATCTGCGCCAGCATGATCTCTGCCAACTCCTTGTCTACAGGCTCTTCATCACTGACTGCGCCATAACGGATATTGTCATCCTCTATGAAGTAAAACATCGCGGGGATGGGGCGCAACCTTGTACCACTCGGACCCTTCCACATTGACACCGTGATTCCCTCGTCTGGCTCTGTCCCAGACACCAACATCAAGACCTCGTAGCTTGGGTGGCTGCGAGTCTTTCCCCTCCAAGTGACAAAACATTTGTCAAATGGTGGGCGATGCGTCATCACAGGCTCAAGGTTGGCATGTTTATGTTCTGAAAATGCTCCGGTCAGGTCGAACCACTTGATGTCCACAATATCTACGCCAGCATCAGACATCAGCTTCATGGAGTCTCGAACCAATTGCGTCGTCATTTCTTCTCCCTCAAGCAAGTGCAAGTCCATCCGCTGCTGTCATAGCCAAGGCCGTGACAGTAGGGGCAATGTTCGTCAGTCTGTGCTGGCGGGACAGGGCCGAACCAACGCTTGAGGAATTCCAGGATCGCGTTCATGCTTGCCCCCTTGCGCGGATGCGGGTTGCAATCGTATCGGTGAGGTTCTTGGTCAACTGCTGCGGGGTGAACTCGTGACCACCGGGCACAAAATCCCAGCCATCGCAGAGCTTCGCGCACTCCTCGCGCTCCGCTTGTATGGCCCTTTGCCACGTGCGCAGGAACACGTCCAACTCCTCGCGGGTCGGCTCACCCAACATCTGGTCAATCTCTAGCCAGGCTTTTTTCATTGCTTCGTTCATTGCGCATCCTTCCAGTCTTGAAACTTGTCGTACCCGTCATCCCATTCCTGATCAGCAGCCTCCTCTTCGGCCTGGTCCGCCACCCAGTTCTCAATCTCCTTGGCCACGTCAGACGACAACACAGGGGCGATGTCCACGTCAGAGTTGGGCAGGTAGACGTGGTACAGGGACCAGGTGGCCGGGTAGTCGGGCTCCAACTGCTCACCGAAACGGCTTCTCGCGCCGTGGCTCGCGGCTTCGTATTCAAACCAACAAGCCAGATCAACACCTAACTCGTCGCATGTGTAGTTAAAAAGCAACAGGCCTTCTTTTGTGTGGTCGGTCATACAAAACCCTTCAGGAAAGCAAAGAGGCGGATGGACACTGGACCGCGGCCACGGGCAGGGGACAACAAAGCGGTTTGCAAGTTGTACGCATCGCGGCTCGGGGACCAGGGCTGGGTTTGGATGTAACACATGCCAATCTTGACCTTGCCAGTGTCGTAGGGGGGCGTAGGACGGGTCAGGGAGGGTTTAGTGGGTTGCATGGGGGGTAGCCTCCACAAGTGAGTCAAAAGCCGCGCCAACGCCCTCCAGGAGGGTCTCCCGGGGCATGTCAATGCATTTGGCCATGACAGCAGTTGCCAACATGGTGACCACGATGGCCTCAAAGGGTTCCTGGTCTTGCATGAGTCGGAGCAAGAGGAGCTGTGCGCGGTCCGTGGACCGTGACAGGAGCTTCTCCATGTCGAGTTTTTCTTTGTTCATTGCGCTATCCTTTCTTGGGTTAAAAGCGGGGCATTTGTCGTGCCCCGGTTGGAATTATAAGCGGCGCTGGTAGTACAGCACAAGTACAGAAAGTGATTTATTTTGTAGGGGTAAACCCGTAGGGATTGGTGGTTTTGTAAGGTACGAGTAAGGCTATATAGACTTTTTCCAGAGAGAAGTGTTTTTTTATTTTTTTTCGTGAGATATAGCGTAATGGACGTAATGGACGTAAGAGTCAATGTTTATCAGGGTTGTGAGTGTGACAGTACATTACAGGGAAGGATTTGAGGTAAGGAAATAGAGGTTTTTTCAGGGGAGTTCCGCGAGATGCTTTTTGAAAAAACTTTTTCATGAAATAGTACGTAGACCCCTATAGGGGGCCTTGATTGATCTTTGGTGATGCCCCTGGTACACTTGGTTCAATGGTTTACAGGAGCGAACAGATGTTTCAGATTGAGTCGGGCGTTGAGATGCCCATGGGGCGTACGAAGTACCCCTTTGGCGACATGCTGCCGGGGGATTCAATCCGCTTTGTTGACGAGAAACAGGCCAACTCTGCCCGGGTGTCTGCGCTGCGGTTTGTCCGGTCGCATGCCCCTGACTGGTCGTTCCAGTTGCGCCGGGTCGAGAGCGGTTGGCGTCTCTGGAGAATTGCATGACCAAGCGGGATGTTTGGAACGTGCCCCCTGTGATCAGGGACAAGGCTCAGTCGCGCATGGCCACCGAGGTGGCCCCGCTGCGTAAACAGAAAATCCTGTCTGGCAAGGAATGGAAGTTTGTTTCGGAGCTAGTGACGGGTGATGGCCGGGTGACCATGAAGGAGGCGGCTATCAGGGCTGGGTACAGGCCCACAAGCGCCTCAGTGATGGCCTGGAAGCTGACGAACCCCGAAATCAACCCTCACGTGGTCTCTGCTATCCAAGCATACCGGGCAGAGCTGAACAGCAAATACAACACGTCATACGAGCGGCACATGAAGGACCTGCAGCTTATCCGGGACAAAGCCCTGGAAGCCGGGGCTTATGCTGCTGCCGTGCAGGCAGAATATCGCCGTGGGCAAGCCCTGGGCACAATCTACGTTGATCGCAAGGAAATCAGGCATGGAACAATCGACTCGATGTCCAAAGAGGAAGTGCAGCGCAAACTGGACGAGTTGCGCGCTTTGTACGGCGGACCGCCCCCGAGCGCGCTCATTGATGCCAGCACGGGACAGGTGATCGAAAGTGTCGAGCGTGAACGGGACCCGGCTTTTGTCTCTCCAGTGGCGGAACCTCCCCCGGATATCTTTGAACGGGACAACGATTTGGGACCCGACGATGACAACGCCTGAAGCCGCCTTTGCCGCCCGTGTTCGTGACGGGCTTCGCCCCTTTGACATCGACACCGAACGGATTGAAAACCGCGTTAACCTGGGCGTGTCTGACATGCTGGTGGGCGCGGGTGATCGCTTTGTTTCGATTGAGCTGAAAGCGGTTTCGCGTGGCTTGAAGATCGCGCTTCGCCCCCATCAGATTGCCTTTTTAACCCGCCATGCCGCCCGGGGTCGCCCGTGCTACGTGCTGGTGCACCAGGTGAGCACTGTTGTTCGCCCTGGCCGCATTGTTTTGTACCATGGCCGACAGGCAATAGAGCTGGCCGAGCAAGGGCTACGCCTTGAACCCCTGGCCGCATGGCCTAACCGGGGCATGGACTGGCAAGCCCTGGCCGATATCTTATCCGGGAAATCACCGATAAAATAATTTGCACGGCTGTTTATTTGCTGCTATGATAGCGGCACCGGAACACCCCGGGCAACCATAGAGGATAGAGAAATGAGCACGATTGATTTGGCAGTTGGTACTGATGAAAACGGTATTGTGTGGGTCTATCGATTTGCAACCCGTGATGAAGCTGTGAAATTTGCCGCGGCTGTAAATCGCGATAGTGACTTAGATATGAGCTTTGAACATGTTCCCGTGTTCGGCACAGTCACGCTAACAGATGCACTAGGGGAGCTACGCGAGATCAAACTGGGAACCGATGTAGCTTAATCAGGCATAAAGGATAGAGAAATGAGAAATTCGACACTTGTCAACGCTATCGATCAAGCCTGGCCGCGCATTAGCGTTACGTCAAAACTAGATGGTATCCGGTCCTGGTCCCTGCAAGCTTTAGACACTTGCCCTGGTTCGATTGAATCCCCGGGGGTATTGGTTGACGCGTGTAAGGGCTGCTATGCCACCACCGGGAATTATGTTTTCGCCAATGTGAAAGCCCCCAGGGAATACAACCGAACAGACTGGACCCGCCTGGACTGGTGCGACAACATGGTGCAGGAACTGCAGCAAGACGAGTATTTTCGGTGGCTTGATAGCGGAGATCTGTTTAGCCTGGCATTGGCCGAAAAGGTCCTAGAGGTTATGCAGCGCACGCCCTGGGTTAAGCACTGGCTACCAACGCGCATGCATAAATTCCCGAAATTTCGCCAGGTCCTGGAACAGATGAAATCCCTGGACAACGTGAGCGTTAGATTTTCGGCCGATAGCATCACCGGGGAATATATCCCGGGCTTGCATGGATCTGTTATCGGTCCAGGTGCGGACACTTTCCAGGACCGTCCTGGCGCATCACTTTGCAGGGCATACGAGTATGAGGGCAAATGTTCAGGCTGTAGGGCATGCTGGGATAAATCAATCGATCTTATCTGCTATCCCGCGCATGGCCGGAAAATGGCTAAGGTTTTCATGATGAAACAGGCATAAGGGGCAAAACTATGTTCTTCGCCCTGGCTGTATTTATCTTGCTGTGGATAATAGTCGACCTGTTTACTGGGGATTAGCACAGCTGTTTAATTTGGGTATATAATTCAATCACCGGAATAAACCGGCAACACTGAAAGGATAGAGAAAATGGCACATATGATTGACACCACTACAGGCAAGGCCGCTATGGCTTACGCTGGCAATACTCCCTGGCATGGCTTGGGCCAGGCGTTGACGCCTGACGCATCAATCGAGACATGGACCCGCGAAGCCGGGTTAGATTACACGGTGAAAGAGTCGCCCGTACTGTTTCAGACTGACGCGGCAACACTGCCGGAGGAATTCAAGGGCCGCAAAGTACTGCACCGCTCAGATACAGGCGGGGCACTGGCCGTAGTGTCTGACGGGTACCGCGTAGTGCAACCAGCTGACGTTATGGGCTTTTTTGGCAAACTGGTGGATATCGGCGGGTTTCAAATGGAAACCGCCGGAGTGCTCAGCCATGGTCGCCGGGTTTGGGCACTGGCGAAAGTCAACCAGGGCGCGGATATCGTTGAGGGCGATACCGTGCGGCCTTATGTGCTGCTGGGCACGTCATACGATGGCACTATGGCTACAGTGGCGAAATTTACTAGCATTCGCGTGGTTTGCAATAACACAATTACCGCCGCATTAGGCCGCGAGAGTGCTGGCACTGTTCGAGTGCTGCATTCGGAGCGCTTTAATCCTGATGCTGTCCGCATGGAGCTGGGCATAGTGTCCGATAACTGGGAGCGCTTCCTGGTGCAGTCCCGCAAGCTGGCACTGGTCGAAATGTCACAAGCTACCGCCGATAAATTTGTCCAGGCACTGCTGCAGCCTTATCACACCAGCAAAGTGCCATTGAATGAAACCCGCGGTTATAAGCGCATCATGGAATTGTTTAACGGCCAGGCTATCGGCGCGGACATTCCCGGGGTGTCCGGTACTCGCTGGGCCATGCTTAACGCGGTTACCGAAATGGTCGACCATGAACGGGGCCGGAGCAATAACACCCGCATGGAGTCCGCCTGGTTTGGCACTGGTGCGGCCATTAAAAATAAGGCCCTGGAGCTGTTAGCTGTTAACTAATGGAAACCCGGGGCCGATAGTCCCGGGCTATCGAGTGAAACCATGCGAAAAACTCATGGTTTTGCCCGGTTAGTTGCGGCAAGGGTAAACCAGGCCCGCGGCCCCTGCCGCTTGCCGCCTGAAACGTGGGAATTTCCCCTTGAAACCCGGCGCGCGGGTCGCGCGCCGCGGTCCGTGGGCCATGTTTCACGTGAAACATGGCCCGGGCCCCGGGGCTATGGCCCCGGGGGAATCGATTAAAAAATTCAATTGGCCGCGCGCCGTGGTGGCCGTGCTATAATAGCGGCACTGGTGCAGGGTCCTGCACCGGGCAACCTGAAAGGATAGAGAAATGAGCTGTTTTGTTGTCCCTGATTTCCATATTGACGCCCTGGTTTCCTGGGCCGTGGCAAACCATGCCGCCGCATTCATTGATGGCCTGGACCCCCGGGGCCTGGCCGCGGAGCTTTATCTCGCAAACTGCACCGCGTACCGCGAACGGTACGGCGAAGACCCCAGCGAGAATTACATTTTCACCATGCGCCCCGAAGT